GGGGGAGGGTGAAGGAGCGCCCCTTCGCTTCAGTTTAAGCTTAAGGCCACTGTTCAAAATATGGTGTGTTGGCTGTGGGAGTATCGTGTTGAGTTTGTACTATCAAATGGACAAGAAAGTGCGAATATTGTCCAATGACGCAAGATGAGGCGATAGCGGTTTTGGACAGGATTTCGCTGAATGAGGCGATTCCGGTTGCGGAGGCGGTTTTGATGTTGAGGGACTGGAAAGCGCAGAAACTGGCTTCTGGGGAGATAATTGATGTTTTGCGACGATTACGTCCGGTTGATGTTTTGGCGGTAATGGCGTTTGCGGAGCGGAAGCTAGCGCGGCGCAACCGGCCGAGGTGATTGATGGTGGGGGACACGGGGAAGGGACCGAGGGCTCGGGCGAAGAAGGCACGGTCAGCTGACGAGGTTGCGGAGGCGGCGAAGGGGGCACGGGAGTTGGAGCTAGCGATTGAGCGGATGGCGGCGAATGGATTGACGCCGCAGGAGATCAGTTTGCTGACGGACATTCGGCCGGACCGGCTGTACCGGCGTTACAAGGACTGCATGTTGAAAGGGGGCGCCAGAAGGACCAACGAGGTTGCGGAGGCGGCGTTCAACATGGCGGTAGGTGGGCCGGACCGGAACTGGCGTCAGGCGGACGCGAGCATGAACAAATTTTGGCTTGAGAGGCGTGGTGGTCCGATTTGGGCGCCACCGAAGCCGGACGATGAGCGCGGTCCGGACTTGTCACGGCTGAGTGTTCCGCAGCTAATTGAACTTGAGAGGGCGTTGCGGCCGCTCGCCAGGAATCCGGTGCTGATTGATGCCGAGGTCGAACCTACCGAGCCACGAGGCGATCGTAGCGGAGCTGATGCGGAGAGAGCTGGGGATCAGCTCGATGGAGGCGTCGGCGAGCGTGTCGACGGTTCGGGAGCGGTGCCGGAATAGCCTGATAAACTTCGTGGAGGAGGCGTGGCCGATTTTGGAGCCGCGCATGCCGTTCGTAAAAGGCCCCCTTGTTGAAGCTATCACAGAGCACCTCGAAGCCGTGACCGCCGGGATGATCACGCGGTTGCTGATCAATGTTCCGCCTGGGAGCGCGAAGAGCCTGCTTGTGTCGGTGCTGTGGCCGGCGTGGGAGTGGGGGCCCCGGGGTCTGACCAGCTATCGGTACATCAGTTCGAGCTTTGCGGAGAGCGCGTGCGTTCGCGATGTGCGGAAGATGCGGCTCCTCGTCACCAGCGATTGGTATGTTCGGCATTGGCCGCACGTTGAGCTGACCCGGGGCGGCGAATTAAGTTTTGAGAACACATTGACCGGGACGCGGGACGGGGTTGCGTTCAGCTCGCTGACCTCGCGGCGCGGCGATCGGCTGATCCTCGACGACCCGCACAGCGTTGAGAAGGCGGAGAGCCCGAACGATCGCGAGAAGGCGACGCGGCGGTTTCGGGAGAGCGCGGTGAACCGTCTGAACGATCAGGCGAAGAGCGCGATTGTTGTGGTGATGCAGCGTCTGCACGAGGCGGACATCAGCGGGGTGATTCAGGAGTTCATGCCGGATTACGTTCAGCTGGTTTTGCCGATGGAATACGAGAGCGGGCGCCACTGCGAGACGGAGATCGGATTTTCGGATTGGCGGCGCTCGGAGGGGGAGCTGCTTTTCCCGCAGCGCTGGGGCCGCCAGGAGGTTGAGAACCTCAAGCGCGACATGGACAAGTGGGCCTACGCCGGCCAGTACCAGCAGCGGCCTGCGCCGCGTGGGGGCGGGCTGTTTCCCTACACGGGGTGGGAGCTATGGCATCGCGGGATCGCGCTGACCTATGGGCGCAACGAATCGCAATATCCGGACTTCGACCTGATCATCGGCTCGCTGGATTCGGCCTACGGGACGAAGCAGGAGAACGACTATTCGGCGTTCATCGTTTTAGGGATTTGGACGAACCATTTCGGGGTTCAACAGGCCATGCTGATGGCGTGCTGGCAAAAGCGGCTGGCGTTGAACGAGCTGGTCGAGGAAGTGATCAAGAAGTGCCGCACATTGAAGGTCGACCGGCTGCTGATCGAGCTGAAGGCGTCGGGGATCTCGGTGGCGCAAGAGATCCAGCGGCTGACCCGGGACGAGGAGTTCGCGATCCAGCGGATCGATCCCGGGAACATGGACAAGGTTTCGCGGGCGCACGCGCTGTCGCATCTGTGGGGCGAAGAGATGGCCGATGGTGGCTTCCGCAAGGGGGTGGTTTGGGCGCCTGGGCAGACGCAACCGAACGGGGCGGTTTGGCCGAGGGACTGGGCGGAATTGTGCATGAGCCAATGCGCAAGTTTTCCAAAAGGAAAACACGACGACATCGTCGATGCGCTGTGTCAGGCGCTGAAGTTTTGCCGGGAGCGTGGTTTGCTGAAGAAGTCGGCGGAGGTCGCGTCGGAGGAATATCAAGAGCTGCTACAATCGCCGCTTCCCCCGATGCCTTTGTACCCCGTGTAGTCTGTGGTAATAGGTCGCGTGCGTGGCTGGGCGGGGCGAGGCGATGCCATGCGCGGCGACGCTAGGCTCGGCAAGGCGATCCAAGGCGGGGCTGGGGTCTTTGGACTCCAGCCCCATTCATAGGCTGGAGGACCGGACGGTGCTAGCGACCTTGCGGACGCCCGTTGATTAAGCGGGGCTCCCGCCGATCCTCCGAGGCGACTGTACGCCTCCATCGTGGGAGAAAAAAGCGACATGAGCAAAGGCTGGCGCGTCCTTTCCGATCCGCGCGAGGTCATTCCGGAAGGCGATCTGATGTCGCACGGGGGCGGCCTCGATTGTCTCTGCAAGCCGCGCCTGGACGGCGCCGTGATCGTCCACCATGCTTTCGATCAACGGGAGGACGACGAGCATGGGGCTTTGGGCGCTGATCCGGATGGGGTGGCAGAGGCGCCAGCGGCGGCTCGACATGGAGGTGCTGTGGCCGGCCTGCCTGGAGGTGTCGCCGGATCTCGATCGCGCTAAGGCGGTGTTTGCGGCGCACTGTCTTCACGATCTAGCCTGGACGTCGTTGGGCGAGGACGCGCTGTTCGCGTTCATCGATCGCCTGGAGGCGTATGACTAGAGCGGATCGATATTGATGCTGTTCGCCTGCATGAGCCAGATGTCGATCTTCTGGCGGTCGTCCAGCTCGTCGACCATGCGGCGCAGCCGTTCGAGCACGCGCGCCTCGGCGCCTGGGGCGGCCTGCCAGGGTCCGGCGATCCATTGTCTTAGGTAACCCCTGATCGCCGCGACCTCGGCCGGCGTCAGTTCGTCCCGCGCGAGATAGGCCTCGACTGCTGGCCTCAAGACCCCGGACTGCTCGAACATCCAAAAACCGGGCATGTCGGTAGATTGACCTAGTTTTGCATTTCATGCAAGTTGTGCTGGCGCTGCTAGGCTTGGCCGGGCCATGCTGGGCATGGCGATGCGGCGCGCGGCAAGGCAAGGAGAGTCGAAAAATGGAAATACTGGTGCATATCAGCGGCGTTACACCGCTGATCCTCAATCGATTCAGCGACGAAGCAGCTCTAATTGCGAGCGGCGGAACGCGCGGCGCAAGCGCGGGTGCCGAACGCAAGACCCCGCTCGATATTTGCGAATCGAAGCTCTACCGGGGGCTCGATGGTAGGCTGATAATCCCGCAACCCAACTTGTTGCGCAGCCTTGTGGACGGTGGCCGATTTCACAAAGTCGGAAAGAAGCAAGTCACGACCAAAGAAGAGTCGATGATGTTCGCGTGCGTGGACATCGAGGGCGCCGAAATCGCCCTGATCCACAAACAGCCGTGGAAAGTCGACACGAGACCTGTTGTGATTCCTAGCACAAAAGGGAGAATTTTGGCCCATCGGCCGATGTTCGATGATTGGAGGTTGGAATTTGTCGTCAGCCTCGACACGTCTATTTTAGGACCTGGGATTTTTCGATCGATTGTCGACGACGCCGGGAAGCGGGTGGGGCTTGGTGACTTCCGCCCAGCGCGGAAAGGCCCGTACGGGCGCTATCGCGTCGATCATTGGGCGGTCGTCGAACAGGCAATCGCCGAAGCCGCTTAGCGTGGCGCGGCGGGGCATGGCACGGCACGGCGGCGCGGGGCGAAGCGACGCGAGGATATTTTATTGATTAGGCGAGGCTGGGCTAGGCTTGGCGAGGCGGCGCGATGCAGGGCTCGGCACGGCGCGGCTCGGCGTTGCACGGCGAGGTGGGGCGCGGCACGGCAGGGCGCGGGCAGGGCTGGGCAAGGCTACGCTTTGCGAAGCGCGGCGCGGCAAGGCCCGGTTTGGCACGGCATGGCTTGGCGTGGCTTGGCGTGGCGTGGCTCGGCAGGGCATGGCGAGGCACGGCGATGCGCGGCGACGCTAGGCTCGGCAAGGCGAGGATATTTTATTGATTGAGCTTAGCGAGGCGCGGCATGGCCCTGCACGGCGCGGCGTTTCAGGGCTTGGTTGGGCTAGGCTTTGCGATGCAAGGCTAGGCACGGGCGGGCAAGGCGAGGCAAGGGAGGGGCGGCTTCGGCCGCCCCCTGGTCAGGTTTCCGGAACCTTGGTTGTCGCTGCCCGATAGGTAAAACCGCGTCCTTCTGGGGGTGGCTCTGGGCGCGGCACGATGTACGCGCCGCGCGTTTCGTCGACTATTCGCCGGACCATATCGGACAGCGATGTCGCGCGCTTGGCTGCTTCCTGCTCAAGCCAGCCAATGGCTTCATCTGAGAATATGACGTTGAGTCTGTTTCCGCGTGCCATATCAGCATTCTAATGGCCGTGTGCCGGTCTCCGCAAGGCACGTGGAGATTATTTCCACAAGAAAAGCACTTGACATGGCGGCAGGCGTGCCTAAATCTGCACGCCATGGAATACCCCGTTCATCCCGCCTGCGCTCTTTGGCCCCGCCCGTCCGACGAGGAGGTGATGGCGCTCGCTGAGAGCATCAGGAGGGAGGGGCTCCACAATCCGATCTGGCTCTACGAGGGGGCGATCCTCGACGGCAAGACGCGCTTTGAGGCTTGCGGGATCGCGAGCGTCGAGCCGCGCTTCGAGATCTTCAGCGGCGATGACCCGGTTAGATTTACGATTAGCCAGAATCGTTTGCGGCGGCATATGCAGATCGGAGAATTGTTGCTCATCGTTGCGGCGCTTTGTAAGTTGCGGCAACATCTTCATGGAAGAAATAAGCACTTAAGCAGGCAAGGCCTCGCGAGACCTTGCCTCCAAGAAGAGAAGACCGCAGAAGAATTGGCTAAAGAAGCTGGCATTGGAAGATCGAACATCGTCGCAGCCAAGACAGTTCTTCAAAATGGGGAAGAAAATGTCGTTGAAATGGTTCGTGCCGGTGCTGTTGGGGCGCAAAGCGCCGCTCGGTTCGTCAGGAATACGCCGCGCGAACAGCAACGCAACGCTACTGTGAACGACGTAAAGCAGGCTCGCCATCGCGAGAACGATGGTCGTCGCCCCAAAAGAGACGTCCCGGTCTGGGGCAAACACAATCGCCCCGTCATCATTCCATCCAAGAAAACGCTGGCAGAGAGGAAGAAGCCACAACCCATGCTCACGATCCCTTCGCGGGACCTGACGGAGAGACTCGCTCCAATCATCAAGACGCTCAAACAGCAAAGCAAATGCAGCATGGCCACAGTGTCGTTTACGACGCTGGCCGTCCTAGCAGGCGAGCTGGAGCATCTCGTTGAGGAATGGACGAGTGGCGGAACGGGATCTGAGCGCACCCCAAATTCCGCCAACTCAATCGCGCTTAACGAAAGGAAAGCATTATGAGTGCTTTCACTTTGGAGAAGACCGAGACGCTGGCAGTCACCAGCGAACTCGCTATCAAGGTCGCTACAATGACCGGCTCGGACACGGAGCGGGTCCTCGATGAGAAACGTGTAGACTACCTTCGCGGTCAAGTCATGGCCGGATTGGCGACGCCCTTTAGCTGGGCGTTTGCGATTCGTCCTGACGGGACCATCGTTCGCGTGAACGGACAGCACTCAAGCCATATGCTGTCCAGGCTCGATGGCGATATGCCGGAAGGCCTTACGGCGGTCATCTCGACCTATAAAGTCGACGATCGAGATGGCGAGGTCGCGCTGTTTCGACAGTTCGATCCTCGACGCTCGTCGCGCTCGATTGCCGACGTCGCTGGTGCGTTTCAGGGCGTGGTTCCGCAACTGCGCAATGTGCCACGGGCATCAGCCAAAAAGGCGATTGAGGGGATCGCTTGGCATCTCAAGTACGTCGTTGGCTCGCCCGTGTCGAAGGGCGACGATGTCTACGACCTGTTCCATCGCCCTGAATACACTGAGTATCTGGTGTGGGTGGGTCACATGCTGTCCGACAAGACGCCGGAGCTGAAGAGGGCTTCGGTCCTGGCGGCGGTCTTCGCCACTTACGAGCGAGATCCGGGAGAGGCCAAGACGTGGTGGCATCAAGTGGCGCGCGGCGGCGAGGAGTTCGCTGATAAAGCGCCATCGACGGTCCTCGATAAATGGTTGCAGGAAGAGCGCAACCCCAAGCCCCGGCGGAAAACCGCCCTCTCGGACGCCAACCTCTATCAGGGTTGCGTGTTCGCCTGGAACGCCCAGCGCGATGGCAAGGGGACGATCGAGCGGATCAATTACGACACCAAGAAGGGCTACTTCGAGGTCGCGTGAGCGAAAAAGGGGGCCGCTTTCGCGGCCCCTGACTTTTCTGGATGGAGTCGAAAATGAAAACCTACAACGTCGAAGTTACCCGAGTAATGAAACAGACCGCCAACATCGAGGTCCAGGCCGAAGATGAGGATGAGGCGATAGAGAACGCCGAGGCCGAACTCTATACCCTCGAAGCTAGCGATTGGGACGACACGGAAGAGATCGAAGAGGCAGCGGTCGACGCCGACGGGGTCAGTGAACTGGTTGACGCGGAGGCCTAATCAGCCATCGACCGGCCGGATGCTTGTCCCATGTCCGCCCGCGCGAGCAATGGTGGCTCGCACACTGACGAGGAATGGCGCGCGCAGCTGCGGCGCCAATTTCACCGCTGCAATAATCCGTTCTGCATGTGCGATCTGCGGGCGGACGGCGTCGTTGTTCACCGAGATCACCTGATCCCGGTGACCAGCGGCGGCAAAGACGACATTTCGAACATTCGAGCGATGTGCGCCCCGTGCAATTTGCGCAAGGGCGCGAAGGCGTGGCGCGTTTTCCTGGCCGAGGAACGCCTCGCGAGAACGTCCCGAAAGAATCGCGTGACGTTCCACCCCGTCTGGCCGATCGGCTCCGTCGTGCTGTTCACCGTAGGCCTGATCAAAGGCCTCGCATTCGGTCCGCTGGCGATTGTGTTCCTCGGCTTCGCCTGCTTGGCCTTATTCGGCCTTGGTTGGGTCTCCAGGCTGCTCAATGGTCTCTTAAGCCTCTGCCTCGTGCCGCTGATCAGGTGGGCGTTGCGCGGCCCCCACGTCCAGCGCGTCGGCGTCGCGCTCGGCGCTTTGGTTATGGTGGTGCTGATGACCGGGGGAGACGCGCGGGTGAACGACACTGGCCATGGCATGCGCCCCAAGCCGAGGCTTGAGGCCGGCCCCATCGCGATTTGGCGCGCGCCCGCGCTGCCGGCGAAAATACCGTGGCCGCCTAAGCGACCGTGGTATCTCGATCGACCATTCGGGACACGACCGACCGGGTGAATGGCGTGCCGGTCGAACTGACATAGCCCAGGTTCGCCAGCGCCACCCGCACCCCGTTCAGCGACTTGCCAGACTGGCGCAGTTCGCGCGCCATCGCGACCATCGCCGGGTCCATTTCGGTCCAGCTCTTGCGCCCCTCGCATTTGCCGGTCGAAGCCTTCTTGCGCGCCCTCGCCGCCTTGAGCTTGGCGACCGTCAATGCCCGGTCGAACTCGGCCACCGCGCCCAGGATCTGGCGGACCAGGGACGCCGTCGGCGTGTCCTCGACGAAGCTCGACGGCGAATCGACGGCGATCAGCTCGACGCCGAGATCCTGAAGCATTTTCCAGCCGGTCTCCTGCACCATGAGATCGCGGGCGAAGCGGTTGGCGGTCTCGACGAGGATCGTCCGCACGCCGTTGCTAGCGATGCGTTGGAGCATGAGGCTGAAGCCCTCGCGCTGGGTGACCGGATCGGCGCCGGAGACGGCGGCGTCGTAGTATTCGCCGACGATCTCGATGTCGTTGCGCGCCGCATAGTCGCGGACGGCCTTCTCCTGGCGGGGGAGGCTGTCTTTGTCCGCGCCGACGTTGGTGGCCGACGAGGTTCTGAAGTAGGCGACGGCGTGTTTCATGGTAGACTCCTGTTGGGACCTCGGTCCCTTCCTGTTGGCGATAGGTGGGCCGCCGCGCCTCCGCAGCGCGGCGGCCTTTTCGTTAGGTCGTCCTGCGCACGCTGACGCGGATTTTGCCGTCGGCGAACCTCGACTTGCCGGACTTGTTGAGGAAGGCCTTGCGGCCGAGGATCTCGGCGAGGCTGCGAACGTCGATCTCGACATCGACGTCGAACTCGACCAGCTCACCCTTGCGGGTGCGCCCTCGGATACCCTTTACAATCGTGTTCATGTTCGACTCCTTGGTTCGGGCGGTAGGTCGCCCGTCCTTCATATAGCACATACCGAGACAGGTTGCAAGATCTGCAAATCGCGGTATCGTGCAATCGGCTGGCCGTTTCGACCAAATCCGGACCAGCCCGGGCGGCTCTCTAAGCGGCTTCGCCCCCCGACGCATCGCGGATGGGGCCGCCCGCCTTTTTTGGAGGAAACATGGCTGAACTTGATGAAGTTGCAGAACGGCTCACCCGCATGGCGCGGACGATCGGCCGGGTTGTGGGGATCGATGTCGAGGTGGTGAAAAACGGCAATCGGCTGATCTTCGTCGACGTCGACGGCGAGCCGGTCTCGAATGACGGGGACGAAGTTATCGCGACGACCTTGGAGGAGATCACGGCGGGCAAATTTCTTGATGACTTTGCCGCCCGGGCGTTCCGGGCGGGTATGGTCCTCCGGTATCAGCAGATCGAGCGAGACAGGACTCCATGAGCGAGCACCAGCTCCGTCAGCAAAGCAAGGTCCGCAGCTCGTTCGAGGTGCGGCCGATCCTCGACGCGGTCGCCGCTGAGATCGGCAAGCTGCACGGCGTTGTGCTCGGCGTCTCGCACACGGCTGAGGGATTGTTTTTCATCAACGGCATTGGCGCGATCGTGCAGGACGGCCCGGTCCACATTCTCGCTTGCAGCGACGAGGAGATCGCGACCGGCGAGTTCTTGAAGTACTTCACGCCGAGATGCTTCTTCGCCGCGCTGTGCGAGCGGTTCGCGCAAGAGTACGTCCGTCAGAAGATGGGCGGCGTCAATTGAGCGACGATTCCAGTGATCAAGCGCTTGAGGCGCAACGCCTCGTCGAATCGATCCGGCAGTTTCTCGCCGGGAAAGGGGGGGCCGTGCAAAGCGCGGCGCTCGCGGATTTGGTCAGTATATGGTTGGCCGGAATGTTTGTCGTCGGTAACCCCAAGGCGACCGAGGCGATGCGCGATGAGCATTTGGCCGTGTTCATGAGGACGGTGCTGGACCTGATTCCGATCAATGAGGAATTGATCACCAAGCCGATGCTTGAACGGAAGCTGAAGACGCAATGAGCGGCAATTATTGGCAGAAGCTGGCGCAGACCAAGGTCGCCGATCTGCCCCGGCTATGTTGGAGCTGTGAGTTTTGGCTTCCTGAAATCAATTGGGACGTTAACCCTCCGGAAGAAAAGGAGATCGGAGGGTGTCACAGGTTTCCGCCGACGAGGGCAACGCTATTGGCTGGCGGCGAATCAGCGTTCCCGCGTACTTGGGAAGGGGACGGTTGCGGCGAATGGCGCGTTGGGCTGCCCCAGGCGCGGGCGGTGCAGAAGTGAAGCTGCCCAAGCTCGGCCCGACCGGCGACTTCCCGCACGGTAAGCTGTTCGGCGACGATCAGGGCGGCATCAATGTCGCGCTCCGCCGCTTCACCGCTCCGGACGGTCGCCGTATGGTGCGGATCGATTTCGGCAAGCCGGTCGATTGGCTGGCGCTGCCGCGCGAGCAGGCGTTAGCGTTCGCTGCGGTGATCGCGCACTTTGCCGGGGAGGAAGACGATGCCGAAGATCTGGGAAGACGCGGTCCGAGCGATCCGGAAGGCGAGTCCGAACGTCAATGAGTACGCAGTGGCGACGAGCGCCCTCCAAAAGGCGGGCGAATTGAAGCCGGGGACTCGCGAAGCGACCAAGCTCGGGACCAAGCGCGGCAAGATGAGCCGCAAAGAGCGACACGCGAAGCCGCTGGCGGTCGGCGGCGCGGCGAAAGGGCCGTCACTGGGGAGAGCTGCGCGTCCCTCTTGACGTCAACTGCCATCCCTGCGCGAACTCCGCCACCGAGATGGCGGACTTCTGACGGCGGACCGGCAGCAAGCGAGCCATGGGAGGGGCACCGCCCGGTCCGTCTCTTGGCGTCCCCTCCCGCCCAACCGGGAGAAAGCCCATGGCCCAAGCCCCTCAACGCCCAACGCATCAGTCGCAGAGTCAGCAACGCTCCCACCCCGCTCCCACCCCGCCACCGCGCCATCCAGCACAGGGGCCGCCCGCCCGAGCCGGCGTTCCCCAGCGCGATCAGCAGCCGCGCCCGGAACCCGAGGACGAAGCGCCCCCCGAGAAGATCCTCGAAAAGGACGAAGCCCTGGCGCTCTTCCGCGCCGGCCACCGGCTGAAGAAAGCGGGCGACCCGCCAAACAAGTGGATCGCGGCGTCGCGGATACACGGCGTGATGGTCTTGTGCTACCCAATGGACGAAGAGATCGAGAAGGGCATCATGGACCAAGAGTTGGTCCTCGCGGATGATCTTCCACAATCTTGATCTGAACGGGGTCGGCGATGGCCGGGTTTGGCGGATTGGGTGCGATAAGACTCCCGCCGTCAGCCATCGATGGCAGCGTAGACGACCCCGACGACCTCTCGACCCGCTTCGCGCCGAAGACTATCGACCTCGACGCTGACGACGGCGACATCGACTACGACAAGGCGACCAAGATCGAGACCGAAGACGGTGGCGTCATCGTCTATGTCGGCCCCAGGCGCATCCCGAAAGAGGATACCGAGTTCGGCGACAACCTTGCCGAGGTGCTCGGCGACTCTGAGCTGAACGGGATCGCCGACGATCTCCTGCGGCTGATCGAACAAGACAACGAATCACGCCGCGAGTGGCTCGACACGCGCGCTCGCGGCATGGAGCTGATGGGCCTTCGCATCGAGTCGATGCGCTCGTCCGGTTCTGACGGCTCCGCGCCGCTCGAAGGCCAGTCCCAGGTCCGGGCTACGCTACTGGCGGAAGCGGTAATCCGTTTCGGCGCCAACGCTTTCGCCGAGCTGTGCCCCACTGACGGGCCAGCCAAGGTCTCCGAAGACACATCGGGCTCGACTGAAGATCTCGACGACCTTTCCGACGCGCTTGAGCACGATCTCAATCACTATCTGACCACCACCGACAAGCCGTGGGTCCCTGACACAGACCAGATGCTCCTCCGTGTGGGGCTCGACGGTTGTACCTTCAAGAAAGTCTATCATGACCCGATCCTCCGGCGGCCGATCTCACGCGCCGTGTTCGGCGACGATCTGATCGTCAACAATAGCGCGACCTCGATCTACGACGCAGGCCGCATCACGCACCGCTCATTCATGCGCCCGTCGATGATCCGCCGCATGCAGCTCGTCGGGGCCTATCGCGATGTCCCGCTCAACGATACCGGCTTCATCGAAAAGGGACCGATGGAGCTTCAGGCCGAGCAAATCTCCGGCGTTCGCCGCTTCGACAGCTGGGAGAAGGACGACCGCGATCACGAGATCTTGGAATGCTACTGCGAACTGGACCTACCGGGGTTCGAGCACGAGACGGATGGCGAGCCGGACGGCTTGGCGGTCCCCTACAAGGTGGCGATCCACAAGGAGACAAGAACAGTCCTTGAGCTGAGAAGGAATTGGAACGAAGACGATGAGATGTGTTTGCCGAAAACGTATTTCGTACAGTATCCATTCATTCGCGGGTTCGGATTTTATGCTATTGGCCTAAGTCATCTTCTTGGAAATATTACGAACGGCATCACGGCTGCTTGGCGAGAGATCGTCGATGCTGGCATGTTCGCCAACTTTCCAGGCCTTTTAGTTGCGAAGGGCGCGGCTAGACAGAATAACAACATATTCAGAGTTCCGCCAGGGGGTTCGGCCGAAGTCGAGACCGGCGGCCTGCCAATCCAGCAAGTGGCGATGGGCTTGCCTTACCGATCGCCAGACTCGGTCTGGGTCGGCTTCGTTCAGCAGCTGAACCAAGAGGGGAAGAGCCTCGGCGGCACGGCCGAGATCATGGTCGGCGAAGGCCGCCAGGACGCGCCGGTCGGGACGACCCTCGCCCTCATCGAGCAGGCGATCAAACCGCTCATGGCGACGCACAAGAGGCTGTGCGCGGCGCAGAGCGACGAGCTTCAGCTCCTATGCGAGCGCTTCCGCGAAGATCCGGAGGCGTTTTGGCGCTCGAACAAGCGTTCCGCCTACGACTGGGATGAGCAAGTCTTCCAGCAGGCCTTGAACACGAGCGAAATTGTCACGCGCGCGGACCCGAATACGGCCTCGCATCTCCAGCGAATGTTGAGGAATGCCGCCCTCTACCAGATGGCGAAGGACGAACCGAGCGCTTTCAACGTCGCTACGATTCGTAAACTCTGCATTCGGGGAATCGGCTTCGCGAACCCTGATCAATTTTTAAATCCGATGCCCTCCGGCCCGCCGCCGGACCCGAAAGCCCAGGCCGCGATGCTAACCGGGCAGGCGGCGATGATGGATGCGCAGACACGGGCCGGTCAGCTCCAGCTCGACATGCGCGACAAGCCGATGGACGACCAGCAGCACCAAGTCGATGCGCAAGTGAAGATGGCGACGTCGAAGATGGCGCTCCAGAAGCAGCAGCTCGCCACCCATACCGCTGGTTTCCAGGCCCAAAACGAGGCCCGGAAGCCACAGATGGAGGCGCAGAAGCAGCAGCACGAGGCCCAACAGAGCCAGCTCGACCGCGCGCACGACACCGCGAAGCAATTGCGCGACCAAGCGCACGAGATGAGCCTGGAAAGAGGCGGCTGGGCGCACGAAGACGCCCGGGAGATGAGGGGTCAACAGCACGAGGCCCAAATGGGCCAGCAAGAGCAGATGCACGACCGCGTTATGGGCGCGCAGCAGCAGCGATTCGACGCTGTGCGGGACATGCAGGGGCGGCAATTCGACGCCGCGAACGCACAGCAGGACCGCGCGCACGAAGACCAGATGGGTCAGCGCGAACAAGCCATCGAATCGCAGCGCGAAGAGCGCGGCCGGCAGCACGAAGAGCAAATGACCGACCGCTCGCAGCAGCACGAACGCGTCATGGGCCAGCAACAGGCCCGGGCGAAGATCCAAGAGGTGAAAGCGAGGCCTCAACCGCAGCGCACGAACGGTTCTGGCTCAGATCGGCAGAAGCGGGCGAGCGGCGGCTCGGTCCATGATGGAATCGACACGCCCTACGGTTTCGCGCGGCGCGCGCCGGACGGAAATCACTACGTGCAACATCCAAAAACGGGCCAGTACTTCAAGATAACGAGGCGCAAATGAGCGAACCACTCGATCCCAATGAAGCGGCCACCCTTTTCTATTCGGGCTCGCCGATGGCGTTCGTCGCGGTCCCCACCGAGAGCTTCGTCTGCGGCCAATGGATGGGCCAGCGCGCCCTGGTCATGCCGATTCCGTTCGACGATCCTGTCGCCTACTTCACCGAACACCCGGTGATGCTCTACGACCCCGATTCCGTGCCGTCCGGGCCTGCCGTCTCGGCGACAATCACGGCTGGTGCCCCCTACGCCACGGCTCCAAAGGAGAGGAAACATGGTCGCGCTCGTTAATGGACAATCTGTTGATCTGACCGTCGCCTACACCGATTCTGGAGGTGCGAGCGCCCCCGCGCCTGGGGCGGTGACTTGGTCGTCGTCTGACGACTCGATCGCTACCGTCGAAGCCAATCCGGACGATGACACTCAGGCGACGGCGGTCTCGGTCGCGGAGGGCGTTGCGACGATCACCGCCGAGTCCGGCGGGATCGAGACCACCGAGGATGTCGACGTCTCTGCTAGCGAGGCTGTGGCGACTGAGGGCGCCATCACGGCTGGTGCCCCCTACGATACGAGTCTGCCGGGAGCGCAGGGCAGCCGTCTGCCGGGTCAGCAGCCGAAGGCTCCGGCGCCTCCCCGGCAAGTTGTGCGGACAACGACTACCCAGCGTAGGTAATGGTTGACGATCTCGGCGACTACGACGTCGACCCGGTCGAGGGAAATCCCTTTGGCTCGATGGCGTCGTCGCCGAACGATTTCGACGTCGCGCCGGTCGATCACGATCCTTTCGCTGGCGCTGGCGGAACCCCGGCGCCAGACCAGTTCGAGCTAGCGTCGAGGCAGCCCGAAGCCACGCCGTCGAGCGCTGGCGGTCCGCCCTTGGACCCTGGCGATCGGCAAGACCTGATCCGGACTGTCTACGGCGAAGCCGCCGGCGAGCCCGCGCTCGGCCAAGCGGCAATCGCCCACGCCATCCTCAACCGCGTCCGAGCTGGTGGCTACGGCCAGGGCATTGCTGGCGTCGTCCACGCCCCGGCTGCGGGCGTGAACCCGAAGTTCGGGTATCATGAGTTCAGCCCCTGGAACACGGGCCGCGCCACGGAAGGCAATCCCGTCGCGCAGAACCTCTCGCCGAAAGACCCGGCTTATGCGCGGATCGGCGACATCGTCGACAAGTCCTATTCGGGTCTCATACCCGATCCGACGCACGGCGCGACGCACTATTATGGGCGAATGCCGCACCCGCCGTCATGGGCGCCGCCGCTCGCCGCGCTGAACAAGGTCAGGATCGGCGGCCAGACCTTCGTCGGTGGCGCGGAAGGCCCAGGTCGAACGCCGATCCAGACTGCCGGCGGCTACGCGGGCGGTGGCCCGGTGCAGATGAACGCGGACTTGCAGCGGCGTCTTGCGATGATAACGCGGCCTCGACACGGGTTCGCCGACGGTGGCGATCCGGACCAGCCCGCGCCAGATGATGCGGCTCCCGCCATCATGGGCCACGTCGCAGCGACGCCAGACCCCAATCAGCCAATGACGGCGCGCTACCTCGAAACCCGTCCGCAGGGATCGATCGCGCCTTACGACCCGTCATGGGGCGAGCGGATTCAGCAGGGCGTCAGCGAAGCGGGGCAGGCGCTCGGTCAGCCTGCTCAAGGTGCTGAGCGCCTAGGCGAGGCGGTGCGGACCGGCGCGGAGATGGTGCCCATCTCCGGCAACATCCTGTCTGGCAACGAAGCCTATCGCGACGTCCAGTCTGGCAATTACGGCTCTGCGGCGCTGAGCACGCTCGCCGCCTTTCCGATCCCCGGCGCAACCGCCGAGGAGGGCGCAACGCGCAGTGTCTTGCGTCACGCTGACGAGGCTTTCCCCGAGGGGCGGATCGCCACGGCGGTGCCGTCCAACAAGGCGCTCGTCGATTCGGCGCACGCCTCGAACGATCGGACCATCAGCTTCGACACCATGCGAGCCGACCCTGTCATGTACGGCAAGACTGCCGATCTCATTCGCAGCATGCCCGACATCCAGCTCCCGCCGAATGCCACCGACGACGAGGTGCATCAGGCGTTCATCGCTCACGCCAAGAGCAACATTTTGGCGCTGCACGACGCTGTCCCTGACGACATCCGAGGCGGCTCGCAACAGTGGTACGACGGGGCCAACCAGATCGCGGGCGATCGGGCGCAGCGGTTCAATCGCCCGCTCGAAAACGTCGCGGGCGTCTATGCCGCGCTCTCCCCGAAAATGGACTGGTTCAAGAACGTCAGCCTCGGCGACCGGCTGATGGACATCATGCACAACCAGAAATGGTCTGGCTTTACTCCCGAGATGGATGCCTGGGTCGCCAATCGCTACGGCGGCAGCCAAGTGCCGGCCGACGTCAAGGCCGCCACTGCTTATGCGAACCTCAAGGCCAAGATGGGCCAAGGCCAGATGCTCGGCGATCTCTCTGACCCGATCGAGCAAGCGCACTTCGTCCGCGCCTATGACGAAGCGCACAACCCTCGCGGCTACAACATCGTCAATCCCGATGGCTCGTTCGCAGGCCCAGCCATGACCGGGAAAGGCGAGGAAGGCGAAGTCGGTTGGGCCGGGTTCAACGCGATGGCGAACGCCATCAAGTCATTCAACGCACAAGACATGACGACGGTCTCGAAAGCGATGGGCGACCGGCACAAGGTGCGCTCGTTCTACAACAACATCGTCGCGCCGAACTCGCTCGCTGGCGATGTCACTGCCGACACGCACGCTATCGCCGCCTCGCACTTGCGACCCTTCTCGCTCGCTGACGAAGAGGTGACTAACGGTCTTGGAAGCACTGGACCGAAGTCAGGCGAAACCGGCGCCAAAGGGCTCTATGGACTCTACGCCGATGCTTATCGGCAGGCGGCGGCCGAGCGCGGGATTCTACCGCGCCAGATGCAATCGATCACTTGGGAGGCGCTGCGCGGCCTGTGGACCCCGGCAGAGAAGCGCAGCGCTTCCATCAAGCAGGGGGTCGAGGATTCGTGGAACGCCTACGGGGGGCGCAACGGCCTGACACTGCCGCAAGTCCAACAGCGGCTGATCGGAACGCCGTCGCGCATCAGGGCACCGTCTTGGCACACGGGCGCCGCCGGGGAGGAGCTGGAGCCCTAGCCCCGCTCCACCCGCTGCCAAGGCTCCGGCAGCTCGGCCTCGTCCTCGGCCGTCCACGGCTTCGGCGTATCGCCGCCCCAGTTCAGGTCGATCCACGTCTGCCGGGTGAGCGGCAGGCCGTTCTTGATCATGTAGGCCAGCATCGGGTTGTGCTGGGCCGCGTGGAGCAGCTCCGGGTCGACTCGTCGTTGGGTCTGCTGGATTTGGGCCATCCCAGCCTCCTATTGGAATGGGGCGGGACCTAAGCCCCGCCCCCCGCGCCTGCCTTGCCGTGCCATGCCGGACCGAGTCCAGCCTCGCCCAGCCAAGCCGCGCCTTGCCACGCCTCGGTGCGATTTGCACCAACTGCAAGATAAGAGCCCTTTCGCCCAATTGCAATCGGCGCCATAAACTCACGCCGTTGAAAGGCTGGACCCGAACGAGGGTCAAGCCATGGGCCAATATTCACAGAAGTCGTTCACGACCGACAAATTGAAAAAATTTGCGGTCAGTGGCAACAACGGCAGCAACGGCGACAAAGCCGAGGCGGCCGACGATTACGGGCGGAAAGCCGCCAAATCGAGCGATTCTTCGGCCTTCGCCACGGGCGGGGCGGCGAAGGCGCCATCGCTTGGTCGCGCCGGCAGAGCTGGCGGCGGCCGGGTTGCGCGCGCCGAGGGCGGCAGGACGCGCGACCTCAGCAAGCTCACCGACGGCGGCCCGGAATCCTATGGCGACCGGCCTCTCATTCGCGCCAAGGGCGGCCGAATCGGGAAGCAGCTCGGCGGCGCTCTGCCACAAGGGACGCCCCCTGGCTTGGCCGCGCCGCCCCCGGCGGGCCAGATCCCTGGCCTGCCTGGGCTGGGGCGCAAGAAGGGCGGCCGGGTCGGGCGCTGGAAGGGCGGCCCGTCGTATGACCGGCTCGGCCAGAAAGACGCTATGGCCTCGGACGCCCCCGGTTACGGGGAGGACATCCCTGGTGGCCGAGAATACTACGACTTCATTCGCGGTGGTCTCGGCACCTCGAAGATCGGAGCGCCGCGAGGCCAAGGCGGCATTGGCTCCGATGAGACCGCTGAGCCAACGGACCAGCGTCGTGGCGGCCGGGTCGGCCGCGCGCATGGCGGACGCACCAAGGGCAAGGGCAAGACCGTCGTCAACGTCATCGTCGGCGGCCACGGCGATCAGCAGCAGCCCCCGCCGCCGCCCGTCATGCCGCATCCAGCGATGCCGCCGCCTCCACCTCCGCCGCAGGCCGCGCCACCGAAGCCGCCGATGCCGATGGGCATGCCTATGATGCCTCCCGGCGCCATGGGCGGCGCTCCGCCGATGGGCATGCCGCCCCCAGGAGGCGGAGGCATGCCTCCTGGGATGCCGCCTCCCGGCATGGGCCGCGCTCACGGCGGCCGGATCAACGAGAGATTCGGCGCGGCGTCCGGCCAGGGCCGGATGGAGAAGGCGCGTCGCGAGAACGATGGAAAGGTGAAGTTGGCCGAATGAGCATGTTCGTGAACAGCGAATCGGACGATCGCACCATCAACAACGACGTCAGGCATCAGTACCGAGTTCTCACTGATGCCGAGAAGACGATCATGGTCCGCATCAAGGACGAGGGCGCGCTGTTTCTGGCGATGATCGATTCCGTCATCCCGCAAGGCCGGGAGAACTCGCTCGCTAAGACGAAGATCGAGGAGGCCGTCATGTGGGCCGTCAAAGGGCTCACGAAATAGATGGACGCGACCTCAGTCTTCCTCGCCAACAAGCTGATCGAGCGCATCGAGGCCAAGCAGAAGGAAATGTTGCGTCCGCTGATCAACGGCGCGGCGACTGACTTCCCCGACTACAAAAAACGCGCCGGATACCTTGAGGCGCTTGGTCACGTCATCGACTGGATTGGCGAAATCAGCGCCGAAGAAGACGAACACGGAAGAGGCCCAATTGCCCGCGCATCATAGAATCGTAACCCTCCATCTGGAGGACCCGCGAGACACTATCTGGAACGGTTGCGGCGAGGATCTCGGCAAGGTCGAGCCCTTCAACCAACAGGTGCTCGTCGCGACCTATATCCGCCCCGCCACGCGCACCGCGAGCGGCCTGGAGATCGCCGAAGAGGCGGTCGATGAGGATCGCTATCAAGGCAAGATCGGCATGGTCTTGAAGAAGGGGCCGCGCGCTTTCGTCGATGACGGTCCGGTCCAGTTTTATGGCCAGAATGTTGAGCCTGGGGACTGGGTGGTCTTCCGGGGTTCTGACGGCCTCAAGAGCATGATCGGCTCCCGCGAGGTCCGGTTCATTCCCGACGTTTTCATCAAGGCGAAAATCGATCACCCGGACGCGGTATTCTGATGCCACGAGAGACGGACGACCCCGAGCAGGCGACGCACTTCGGCGCGCTGATCGACGAACCGGACGACGATCTCTCGCCGGAGGAGCGATTAGAGCCGAAAACCGTCGTTGTCGGCGGCGCGCCGGTCCGCAAGGGCGACAAAAAGCCCACGCCGGCCGAGGTAGACTCGCCGATGCGGGCGTCGCCGGAGCCCCCGCCGGAGGATGAGGGCGTCCTTGAGCTGAAGCGCCAGCTCGCCAACCAGCAAAGTATGACGGCGCGCGCGGCCCAAGTGGCCCAGGCCGAGCACCAGCGGCGCATCCAGGCCGAACGCGGCCTAACCCAGTCGAATGTGCAGATGGTCGACGCCGCGATCGAGGCGGCGAAGCGCGATTCCGAACAGGCGCGAGCCTACTTCCAGGGCGCGCTCGATCGCGGCGACCACAAGGGCGCGTCCGAGGCCCAGGTCCTGCTCTCCGACGCCCGAGCCAACCTTCTGCGGCTGATGGAGATGCGCGAAGGCGTCGTCGCCGAGGCGCAGCAGCAGCCACAGCAGCAGCCGCAGCCGAGGCAGGCGCCGCAACCGCAGCGCCAGTACACGGACCCCAGCCAGCTGATGCAGGCCAACGTCCAAAACCTCTCCGGCCACCTCGACCGAACCGGCTTCCCGAAGAGCGCTGCGTGGATCAGGTCCCACCCCGAGGCGGTCAAGGATCAGGCGGCGATCGACTCGGTCGACGGCGCGCACAACGCTGCCGTCAAGACGTTCAAATTGATCCCCGAAACAGACGCCTACTTCGACAAAATCGAGGAGCTGCTTGGCGCAGGAGAAGACCGACAGATGGGACCACAGACGCGCCAGGGCCAGCGCCAGATGGGCCAGTTGCAGCGAAACATGGCCGCGCCGGCCCGCGCCGAAGCGCCAAGCTTGCGCACCGGCCGCACGCGCGGCACGGCGGTCGCGCTCACCGCTCGCCAGCGTGAGCATGCCCGCGACGTCCTCGGCATGAGCGACGACGAGTACGCGGCCGAGCTGCTCGACGCTCAGTCGCGAGGCAAAATGTTGGGAGCCCGCTCATGACCCTTCGTACCAACGGCGACGAGGAGCCGGCCGGCTTCATGGGTGCTAGGCGTCCAGGCATCCGAACTGAAGAAGAAGCCCGCCCTGGCTACGTCGACCACGCCGAGCGTGCGCGGCTTAGGATCTCCGAGCTGCGCGCCCAGTACGGCGATCTCGATGACGAGGGAGATGGCGATCTCTACCTCGACCGCTTCTATGCCGAAGCGCCTCCCGGCTGGACCTATGAGTGGAAAACCCACACGGTCTTCAATAAGACGTTCCCCCATTACACGAACCAGCTGCTTAGGAGTGGTTGGTCGCCGGTTCCGGCCAACCGCCACCGCGAGCTTCTGTATCCTGAATACACGGATGAGTCCGTGATTCTGGACGGCCTTATGTTGATGGAAAGGCCTAAAGAACTGACTGATCGGCGCAGGATGCGCGAGCGCATCAAAGCGACCGAGCAAGTAAGGACGTCCGAGGCGAAGTTGGTTGAGGCGCCACCCGGGACGGCGCCACGCGATCAGCATCGGAAAACGCATCCTCGGGTGGGGTCCACCGTGGGTCCCATAGGCATTCCCGACGACTAGCCTTGACAGATCGCCGAATCTTGCGCGAGAAACTGAACCGCCACCGACAAGTGCGTAATTCGGAGCCTCGCGAGCATCGGAAAGCGCAAACTCCGGACGGGCAACACCGTCGGCCCATGGCATTCCCGACTTAGGCGGTAGGTGAGGGTGCGGCGCTCGTGCTCTCGCTTGAAAGACTGCAAGTCACGTCCGGCGCTCGGTGTGACGAACCCTGAAATCCCGCAATCGCGGAAGGGATCGTCATGGCCAATACGAATGCGCCTTTCGGCTTCGCTGACTCACACCGCCTCGGCGCCGCCGTCAATTATCAGATGTCCCGCCGCTGGATCTCGGCCAGCAACCCCACTCCCATTTTCACGGGCGATCCAATCGTCCAGCTCTCGACCGGCTACATCGCCCAGGCCGCCCCTAGCGGGACCCAGATCGGCGGCATCTTTGTCGGTTGCGAGTATATGTCGGCGTCGCAGAAGAAGTGGATCGCCGTCCCGTATTGGCCTGGGAACGACGCGGTCCTGAGTGGCTCCGGCTTCGACGTCCAGGCGAAAATCATTGACGATCCGCTGACCGTCTTCAGGGTTCAGGGCAACGGCTCGATCACGCTCGCGATGGTGGGCATGAACGGCCAGTTTGCGATCGGCACGGGCAATACGGTGAGCGGCAGATCGGGCGCGACGCTCGATGTGGTGACCAACATACCCGCTGTGACGGCGGGCTTCCCGTTCCGCATCATCGACCTCGTTCGGGACCCGCCGGGGAGCCAGGGGGCGGATCTGACGACGCCCTACAATTGGGCCTACGTCACCTTCAATAATCAGGATTACAAATCCCTAACGGGCATCTGAGGAGGATCTGACCGATGGCTGTCTCAGTCGCCCAGGCTTATGACCTCCTGTTTCCCGGCCTCCGAAAGGTGGCGGGGCAGTACAAGGACATCGACCGGATTTATCCGAAAATCTATAAGGTCGATAAATCCAACATGTCCGTGGAGCGCACCGCCTCGATGCGCTTCCTCGGCCTCGCTGCACTGAAGAACGAGGGCGGACCGACCACTTTCGATAATCAGGCCGGCGAGAGGTACGTCTATAACCAGTACCACAAGGAAATCGGCCTCGGGTACGCCTTCACCCGAAAGATGATCGACGACAATCTGTACAAGAGACAATGGCAGCCATCGAACCTCGGGCTGCAAAAGTCTTTCAATCAGACCAAGGAAATCTACGGGGCTTATCCCCTCAACAACGCGACGGTTTACGACCCCACGATCTTAGGGGATCAGCAACCGCTTTGCTCGCTCAATCATCCTATCGACACGGGCGTCGTTCCCAACCGCTTCGCCGTCGACATGGATCTGAACGAGGCCTCGCTGCTCAGCGCCCAGGCCTCGATTCGCGGCTTGTTCCGCGACAACGCCGGCCTCCGCATGCAGGCCCGCGCCCGCAAGCTGGTCGTCCCCATCGCGCTCGAACCGATCGCCATCCGGCTGCTAAGAACAGTCTTGCGTCCTGGCACCAGCGACAATGACGTCAACGCAATTCCGGAGACCTCTGGAGGTATTCCCGATGGTCATCTGGTGCATGATTACCTGACATCGCCGACAGCTTGGTTCGTAATGACGGATCAAGAAGGCTTGCTATACTTGCAGCGAGTGTCATTTGAGCTTGATATGCAAGTGGACTTTACTAGCGACAACTTGCTTGTGAAGGGTTACGAGCGCTATAGCTTCGGCTATTTCGACTTCAGAGCGATCTGGGGTTCGTTCCCTACCCAATAAACTGAGGAAATACGATGGCCAAGGAAACATTTACCGGGCCAATCCTCGTCCTCGGTGGGCTGGCTGGCGGTCCTAGCGGCGGGCAACCGAGGGAATATTCGGACGAGATCGGCCCCTCGCTGTTCTGGGGCGGCTACGGGATTCCTGCGACCGGCGCGGTTGCCAGCAAGGATAAAACCGGCCCGGGGACGATCCCCTGCATCACCGGGGCGAGCCCGATCAAGACGGTCAGCGTGCCCGTGACCCCCGGCGCAGCCGCGCTAACCACCGCCGCCAATGCCGTCGCCGGCACGCCCTTGCCGAACCTGACGACTTACAACGCTGGCCGCGCGCCCGTTCCGGCCCTCGTCGGCGGCCAGACGGTGAACGCCATCGCCTTGGACATGGGCATCGACACGGCCACCTTCCAAACGGCTGGAACGGTGACGCTGGCGGTCGCCGCCAACGCATGGCGCTATTCGAGACCCGGCATGTGGCTGGCGCTGCTCAACGGCGGCGTTGCCGGCGCGTGCTTCTTCACCCAGGTCCGGTCCGTCAACCTCGCCACGGGCGTGATCACCGTCTCCCCCGCGCCGACAAGCGCGAACAATGCGACCGGCCAGATCTCGTTCACCAGCCGCTTCAACCCGAACAGCTACGGCTTCCCGGCGCCGACCGGCGTGTCGGGCGAAGCGCCCGCCGGGAGCGCGCGCATCAGCATTCCGGAGATGGGCAACGGGCGCGGCGTCGGCGTGACGGGCGTCGCGGGCGGCACGGGTGGCCCCGTCCTGATCCAGGGCGTCGATGTTTTCGGCGCGCCCACCAGCGAAATCATCGTCGCCGGGGCCGGCGCGGGCACGACCTGGGGCAAGAAAACCTACGACGTGTTCATCTCGGCGACGCCGCAGTTCACCAACGCCGCCAACTATACCGTCGTCACCTCCGACCTCATCGGCTTGCCGATTACCCTGCTCGGGCCGAGCGGCCTCTATGCGGTGATCTTCGGCGCCACGACGGAACCAGCGGCGGATTACACCATCGTCCCCGGCGACCTGACCTTCCCGGCCACGCAAACGACCGGCGATCCGCGTGGCGGCATTCAAGTCACCGCCAATGGTCCGGCGGCTGCGCCTGGAACGCCGCTCGTCCTCGACGGCACGACCGTGCTCCAGATTTGGCAGATACTGGACCCGCTCCAAGTCGCGCTTGCGACCACGACCAATCCCGGTCCATTGCTGGGCGTGCCATCGGTTTAAGGAGGCTTCGATGCGAGGCGAATCGGGTCGCAGTAATCGGGCGTCTGGCGGCAGCGCGCTCAAGAAGCAGTCAGCCAAGCATGTCGTGCGTGAGGCGAAAGGCGCCCATCCGCACAACGAGCCTGACGACGCCACCTCGCGCGGCGATGGACCGATCTTCCGCGCCAAGGGCGGCAAGGTGAAGAAATTCGCCGACGGCGGCGCGCTCAAGCGGGCCTTCGGCGGCGCAACGATCGGCGGCGGCGGCAAGAAGCCCTCGGCAGGGCGAGCCGCTCGCGCACGCGGCGGCGGCGTCGGCGCGGATCTGCATCCCAAAACGCACGAGGGTGGCTCCGGACCGAAAGGCCGCAAGATCATGAGCGATTCGGAGAAAGAACCCGAGGACTGCAACTAATTCGGAGAGACGCCCGCGACTTTTGTCGAACCGGCAGCCCAGCCTCTCAACACCCGGGCGTCTATATCCGCATACGCCGCCCTCCAAGGCGGCGTTTTCTTTAGGAGAGTTGAATGCGCCCGATCTCAGTGACCCAGGCAGGCGTAGGCGCATCGCAAATGGTGCGCTTGGATGAGTGGGCGGACGCGCCAGTCGGCATTCAGGTCTCGATCCTCGCGGGCTCGCCAACCTTCACGGTCCAACATTCGTTCGACGACCCGAATGACTTGATCAATCCCGTGCCTGTGGGGAGCATGTTCTGGGATACAGGGCTCGTCCCGGCTGGAGCTGTCGGCGGGACGGCGGGTCTGACCTTCTCGATAGCGACCGCGCCGCTCTGGATGAGGCTCAACGTGACCGCAGCGGGCACGGCCAAGATGGTCGTCACGCAATACAATGTCGTTGAGGGATGATGTGCGCGCGATCACCGCCGTCGTGAGTCCGGGATCAGCCAACCTTCAGGCGATGATCCGCATGGACAATTTCGCGACGGCGGTCCTCGGCGGCCAAATCATCGCCTCGGGCGGCGCCACGTATCAGCTCAGACATTCGTGCGACGACCCGAACGACCTCGTGAATCCGGTGCCGGTCAACTCGATGTTCTGGGACAACTCGCTCCTGCCAACCGAGATGCAGCCCACTCCCGCGACCGCGAGCGGCAGCTTTCAGATAATGGCCACGCCGTTGTGGTTCAGGCTTCTCCTCGTCAATGGGCAAGGCTCGGTGCGCTTGACGCTGCTTCAGGTGGGCGAGCACAGCCACTCGAACATCACCCAAGGGCCGTTCGCGCCGGCTGGTACTGTCGACGATGAGGTGCCCGAAGGCTCGAACTTTAGGGCGATGATGAAATGAGGGCGCTCACCGCCATCGCGACTCCAGCAGCGCCATCGCCGATGGTCTGCCTCGATTCGTGGGCGGGTTCGATGCTGGGCGTTCAGGTCGTCCCATCGGGTGGCGCGCAATTCACGATTGACTACAGCTTCGACAACCCGAATGACTTGATCTCGCCCGTTCCAGCTGGGTCCATGTCCTTCGACAGCTCGATGGTTCCGGCTGGGGCAGTTGGCGGGGCGGCTAGCGTAAGCTTTCAGATCCCGGCCGCGCCGATCTGGGGGCGGCTAAGGCTTCTGAACGGTTTGGGTCAGGTGCGCGCGGTCTTTCTCCAGCCAGGAAAGCGCGCCTATCCGCCCGCCGTTAGCGGGGCGCCTCCGGTTGTCACTTCGGTCTGGAGCCCCTCGGACGCCGCCGCCAATGGCATGACGCTCACCAATGGCGGGCTGACGGTGACGCCGTCTGGTTTTGTTGGCAATCAAGCCATACGGGGAAGTATAAGTCATAACACTGGCAGGTATTATGTTGAATTTTTGACCACTGTAGCGGCGGTAAATGGGAATATGATGTTTGGAATGGCCGATACAACTTTCAATGCGGCCGATCAATATCCAGGATCGAATGGAATTTCTTTTGGTTTCCAATTGGCTGGAGCAACCTATCAGACGGCTGGTTTTACCGCTCACTTCACTCCTACAGCGACGCCAAATGCCAATGATGTGTTTGCGTTTGCGGTGGATTTTGATGCTGGCGCAGTCTGGATGGCTTTAAACAATGTTTGGTATGGCGAAGGCAATCCAACCGTTGGTATTGGAGTAAATCCGACCATGACTATGAGTGCAGCGCCTGCTCTTGGCGCTGCACTTTTTCCTGCTTTGGGATTTTACGGGTCAAGCCAAGGCGTCTGGACCCTTCAGCCGACCGCCGCCAGCCAGAAGTACGCCCCGCCAACCGGGTTCAGCCGATGGGGATGATCTGATGAGCAACGGCGTCGTTCAGCCGAGCAATACGAGCGGCAGCTTCGGCTTCTTCCCTTCGCTGGGCGAGGTCACGCTCAACGCCCTCTCGCGCATCCGGATTCGCGGCCCGATGGTGCTCGCCGAGCACCTCCACCAAGCCTGGATGGAGGCGAACCTTCTACAGGTCGAGTGGTCGAACAAAGGCCCCAATCTCTGGAAGGTCACCGAGCAAGTCATCGAGACGGTTCCGGGCGTGCCGACCTATCCGATCCCGAGCACGACGATCATGGTGCTCAACGTCACGATCGGCACCGGAGACCCGCCGAACGAGACCGAGCTGACCATCACGCCGATGACGCGGCAAGAGTACACGATGCAGCCGAACAAGTTGCAGCAAGCGAGGCCGACGACGTTCTGGTTCGACCGCACGATCTCGCCGACGATCACGCTCTGGCCCTGCCCGAATCAGGTCTTCAACATGCATGTGTGGAGCTTCGGTCAGCAGATGGACGCGATGCAACGCGGTGCGATGCAGCTCGACGTTCCCTATCGTTGGCTCGATGCGGCGGCGGCCGGCCTCGCCTACCGACTCGCGATGCATTACGCCAATGATCTCGAAGCGCAGCGCAAAGCGCAGTCGGATGACGCCTATCAGGCCGCCGCGACGCAGGACACGGAGACCGGATCGATCTACGTTCTGCCGATGATCCAGGGCTACTACGATTGAGGTAGGACCAGATGGGGTACGCGAGCCAATCCGGCCGAGCCATCACCAACCCCGGAGCGCCACGCGCCTTCGGCGTCTGCGATCGGTGCGGCATTTGGTACAACCTCCACAGGCTCGGCTATCAGTACGAGTGGCAAGGCACCCAGCTCATCAATACGCGCATGCGCGTCTGCTACCTGTGCAAGGATCGCCCGAATCCGCAGATGAAGGCGAAGGTCGCGCCGCCTGATCCGGTGCCCGTGTACGATCCGCGCCCCGAGAATTTCATCGCCAGCCGCTTCGATCCGGCGCCCGTCTCGGGGAACCCGCTCACCACGCAGCAGCAGCCTCCGCCACGGTTCCGGCCGATCATGACCGAAGGCAGCGCCGACGCGATCGCGATCGAATAGGGGGCTCCATGAACAAGCGCGTCCTGCCTCCGACCGTTCCCGATCCGGCTGCGCCGTCGTCGCCGATCGAAGGCGTGCCTGGACCCGCTACCTGGGACCCTGGCCAAGCGCCGCAGAACACGACGCCGATCTCGGAGCTGCCGCTAGCCGGCGCGCTCCAGGGTCCCGAATTGATGGCGGTGGTTCAGGGCGGGATCACTGCTCAGACATCGATTGCGCAGCTCATTCGGTTCGTCGAAATGCCGACGCCGATCGCGGTGGGGCTGGGCGGCACGGGCACCGCGTCTCTCCCGCCGAACAGCGTGCTTCTCGGCGGCGTGACCCAAGTCGGCGTGATCTTACCGCAGACGAACGGCTCGGTGCTCGTCAGCGGCGTGGGGCCGCATTGGACGCCGGCCGGCGCTGCCGGCCAGTTTTTGCAAAGCCAGGGCGCGGGGAACGATCCGATCTGGTCGGCGATAGCGGGGATTCCCGGGCCTGCGGGACCGACTGGGCCGCAGGGGGCGACCGGCGCGCCAGGGCCGCAAGGTTCTCCGGGTCTTGCGGGGCCGCCAGGAGCGCAAGGACTGCCCGGGCCGCAGGGCTCGACCGGCTTGACCGGCGCGCAAGGGCCGACCGGCGCGCAAGGACCGCCAGGGGCCACCGGGCCGCAGGGGCCGACTGGGCCGGAGGGCGCCGATGGTCAGAGCGCGGTCATCATCGGCGAGTTCGGCGCATCCAAGACGCCGGCCAATCTGCCAGCCAACGGTATCATTCCGGCGAACTGGGACGCTGCTGGCGTTCCGCCTGCGCAAATTACGATGGGGCTCAGCCAAGCTCTCGTTTACACGGTCAATGAGAACATCTGGGTCTATGTCGGCACGAGCGTTGTCTCGGCCGGATGGATTGACATTGGAGCTGCGGAGGGTCCTGCGGGGCCGACCGGGCCGCAGGGGCCGGCCGGCGCGACTGGGTCGACTGGGCCGCAGGGGGCGACTGGGCCGCAGGGGGCGACTGGGCCGACGGGACCTACCGGGCCGACAGGTCCGCAAGGGCCGACCGCTGTGTCAACCAATGCGGGCAATCAGGCCACGCTTGGGACCGATAGCCTGACGTATGTTCCCCTCGGCGCCGGGGTTAACCCAGGCGCCGCTACGCCGCTCATGGACGGGACGGCGTCGGTCGGGTCGTCAGCGCTCTATTCGAGACAGGATCACGTTCACCCGAGCGATACATCGCGCTACGCCGCTTCCAACCCGTCCGGCTTCCAGACGGCTGCGCAAGTCACAGCTTCGCTCGGCAACTATCTGCCGCTGTCGGGCGGCACGGTCTCGGGTGGCACCGCCTTCACCGCCGGGATCATTCTCGCAGGCCCCACCAATCTCAACCTTGGCGGCGGCTCGGCGGGACAGGTTCTAACCGCCACTGGCACCGGCGCCCTGCTGTCGTGGGGCGCTGTTGTGCCCGCCGCCTCGACCACCACGCCGTTGGTGGCTAGTGGGGCGGGGGCGATCGGCTCCTTGGCCACCTCTTTCGCGCTCGCCGATCATGTCCACCCAGCGCAGACCGTTTCGGCCGGCGATACTACGGACATCGCTTATTTCGGCGATGGGTCGGACGGCGCGGTCAGCATCACCACCACGGTCGCACTGACCCGCGACATGTACTATTCGAGCCTGACGATCAGCGGCGCGGGCATCCTGCAAACAAATGGTTGGCGGGTGTTTGTTTCTGGCGTGCTCGACCTTTCATCGGCGGGCGCGGGCGCGATTTTCCCTACAACCTTACCGTCGACTGTTGGAGGCAACGGCGGCAGTCCGACAGGGGGGACCGGTGGGCTGAATAGGCAAGGACAATGGTTCACAAGTGTGTCGGGCGGTGTGGGTGGCGCAGGTTCCAGCACCGCTAACGGCAACGGTACTGCGGGAGGCTTGGTTACCCCGCCAAATAGCATCACAGGTTGTCTCGGCGGCGCGGGCGGCGTTGGCGGCGTTGGCGGATCACCTGGGATCGGGGGGGCTCCAGGGAACGGTGGCGCCATGAACTACACTTTGGGTCGCCTTCGTTATCCAACGGTTTTCCCCCTTTATCCCATCAGCAGCAGCCCCGCCCCTACGTATTGTGGCGGCCTTCCCGGTTCGGGTGGCGGCGGGGGCGGCAGCCCCAATGGTGTATCCAGTCAAGGGGGCGGAGGGGGCGGAGGGGGCGCGGGTGGCGTTCTCTTCATCTGGGCGCGCACCATCAATCGCGGCGTAGGGACAGCGGCGGGAGTGATCAATCTGTCGGGTTTCAATGGCGGCAACGGTGGCGCTGTCGCCAATAGCGGTGGAGGCGGCGGAGGGGGTGGAGGCGGTGGCGGGGTTTATCTCGTTTTCCGGTTCTTGACCGGGACGCCTGTAGCCAATGCGATCAATCTGTCGGGCGGCAATGGCGGCAACGCCGGAACCGGGACTGCTGCTGCTCAAGGGCAAGGCGGTGCGGGCGGCAGCGCTGGGACTTTGACGATGTGCAATATCGCTGCTGACACGGTGACGGCGCAAATCGGATCGCCGGGGAGTCCGCCAACCGGCACCGGCAGTGTGACCGGCGGCTTGGGCGGCGTGGGCTTGTTCACCCTATGAGCACGATCACCGACATGTATGGCCGGGAGATCACCATTCAGACGGGCGTCGTGACGCAGACGATGGAGGGCGCTGTAACTGAGGATGTCTACTCGCTCGATGGCGTCGATGTCTGGCTTCCGGCCGGGACGCCTCAGAATGTTGCTTTGCAGACGATCGAGGCGATGGCCCCGGATTGGTGGACGACGCCAGAGCCGGATCAAGGGCTGCCGTCGTGAGCTACACCTACGCCAGCTTCCAGAAGGCGCTCGCGCTGGAGATGATCATCCCCAACGCCAACGTGAGCGATCCGAACTTCGTCGCCATCCTGCCGACCATCGTCGATTACGCCGAGCAGCGCATCTATCGCGAACTCGACCTCCTGGCCACCCAGGTGGTGCAATGGTTCGCCATGACCCCGAACTCGCGCGCGCAGAGCTTCGCGGCTAGCAGTTCCGTCTACGCCAATCATACCCCGGCGCAGCAAATCCTCGTCGTTGAGCGGGTCCGGGTGATGCCTCCCACCGCGACCCCTGGCGGCGGCTTCAATCAGGGCGGCGAGCCGCTTACTCCGAGCAGCATGGATTATCTCGACGCCGTCTACAGCGGCATCTTCCCGGCCCCAGGCCCGACCGGGCGGCCTGTAAAGTTTTCGCAGCGCGACGATCAGACGATCGTCTTCGGCCCCACGCCGGATCAGGCCTATTTCTTCGACATCCAGGGTGAAGCGCGCCCGGTGCCGCTCTATAGCGCCGCGCCTGGAGACGGCTCGCAGACGACGTTCCTGACGACGGTCCTGCCCGATCTCTTCCTCGCAGGCGCGATGATCGCGGCGTCCGGCTATCGTCACAACTTCGGCGCTCAGTCCGACGATCCGCGCATGGCGCTGAGCTGGGAGAGCCAGTACATGGAGCTGCTCCTTTCCGCGAAGACGGAAGAGGTGCGCAAGCGGTTCCTCGGCTGGCAGCAAATGTCATCGCGCAGCGGACCGGCGAGTGCAGGCGGAGCCGCGCCCCCGGCGCCAGCTGGGGGATGAGCTTTGCCCTTCTTGACCGTCAAGATTCAGCCTGGGGTCAAGACCATCGCGACCCCGACGCTGCTCAACGCGAACATCGTCGCCTCAAACTTGATCCGCTGGCGCGGCGGCCTGCCCGAGAAGTACGGCGGCTGGATGAATTTCTTCACCAACCTAGGCCCGGGCGGCGGCCCGGGCGCCGCCACCCTTCCGGGTATCGTCCGCGACATGTGCGCCTGGGCGGACCTCGACACCATCAACCACCTCGCGCTTGGCGGAACCAATGGCTTGACAGCCCTGACGCCAAACGCGGCGGGAGGGCCGCCGACGGTGGGCGATATCGCGCCGCGCTACGTGCTGACCACGAGCACGACTGCGATCACGACCGATGGGTCGACCTTTTCGTCATACGCTCTAGACGCATCACCGCCAGGAAGCATGACTATCACCCTTGCTGGCAACGTAGCCGCGTCGGTGCAAGTCGGATGGCGCGTTCGCTGCTTTGGCTCCAGCGCAGGGGGCCCCCTTGGCCCCACGTTCGCGATCCCGCAGGGGACAGTCGTCACCGCGATAGCCCTGGCGCCTCCGCCCGGAGGCGGCGGCGACGTGACGACAATCACTTTAAGCCAGCCAGTTGCGCCAGGGTTTCCTGGGGTAGCGGGCGCTCCTGGGCCAGGGGTGGAGCAAGCCGCTGAGATTGTTTTCGACAGCCCCGCGACAATCATCACGTTCACCGACCCCAGCATGCCATCGGGGTTCAACACCCACTGCTCGATCCAGGTTCTGAACCACGTCTGGCTCGGCGACGGGCAGATCCTGTTGGGGACATATCCGGTACAAACCGTCACGCAGGGTTTGAGCGGGGTCTTCACGATCGCCGCGCCGCCGGGGTGGTTTTACTGTGCCACGCCGGCCGTGCTGAGTCTCCAACTAACTAACGGCGTCGCCGGCCCACCAGAGGGGATAGGCACCTTCCCTTACACACTGAACATTGGCGGCAGCGGCGGCTACAACATCGCAACGGTCGGCATAGTGCCATATCAGGCGGGCGGCACGCTCGCTATCGCAGCGCCGACGACCTTTGGCGGGGTCAATTTTGAGGGGCAGTTTTACGCGATCACGGCGCTCGACGTGGGGCAAAACATTCCAATGAACACCGGGCGAAGTTTCGCCTTCAGCCTACCCAATCCCCCCAGTGCAAACGGCAACGTGAACGAAGGCAATCTCGTCAGCCCGCAAATCGCGGAGATTATTTACTGGCTTTCGGAGCCGCCCGTAGGCACGGCGCACAACGCGCGCGGCGCGCTCGGCGGGAATCCTTACCCGCCTCTCTACGGCAGTGCGGACTATGGAGCGCGCTGGGTCGGCGGTGTCACCAGTGACGACTGGTCGCTCGCCAACTTCGGCTCGACGCTCCTATCGAGCCCGCTCAATGGGCCACTGTTCCAGTGGGACCCGACGGCGGGCGTTCCGAACTCGGCCGCGATCGGCGGCGCGCCCACCACTTGCGCGGGCTTTTTTGTCGGCATGCCCGAGCAGCAGATCATTGTTTACGGGGCAAGCTACGATCAGGTGCAGGACCCTCTGCTCGTCGCGTGGTGCGACAACGCCAACTACAACGTTTGGATTGCCAATACCGACAATCAGGCTGGGACGTTTCGGCTGTCGCGCGGAAGCAAGATTGTCGGCGGCATCCAGGGGCCGCAGCAGGCGATGCTGTGGACCGATGTCGGTCTCTGGGTGATGAGTTACATCGGATATCCGGATGTGTTCGGGTTCAATGAGGTGGCGCAGGGATGCGGGCTGATCGGCAAGCACGCCGTCGCGGTCTACGGCCCCCAGGTGTTCTGGATGGGACGCGACGCCTTCTGGGTTTACGCTAACGGCGCGGCGCAGCGGCTCCCGTGCGATGTGTGGGACGTCATCGTCAAGAACCTCAACAATACGCGAAACACCAACGGGGATTACGTCTATTGGGGCCACATTCGCGGAGCCGCGAACTCGGACTATGACGAAGTCGCGTGGCACTTCCCCTCACAGGCCGCGACGGACGGCGAGAACGACAGCTTCGTCAAATTCAATACGGTCACCGGGGAATGGGACTATTCGATCTCGACCCCGCAACAAGGCATGGTCGGCAATACGCCGGTCCGGATAACCGAGTGGACCGACCACAATATTTTCGGTCACCCGCTCTCGGTGATGCTTGGCCACACCGTCATAACCGGGGTGGCCTCCATCGGAGGCCTCGCAGGCGCAACCACTTTCTCGCTCGTTGGGGGGCTGCCCGCAGGCGTTCTCGTCGGGATGACTATCGCCGACCTCACCAACCCGGCTGCGATTACGGCTGGGACCCAGTTGTCCATCGTCACGACCCAAGTGACTTTGAGCCTGCCTTTGACGGCAAACGTGCCTGTCGGGAGTTTGATTACCTTTGTGGCGCCAAGCGGCTATCCGTCCATGACCGTGGCCACGAGCGCGGCGAGTGCTTCTGGATCATCCGTTCTGATCTTCACTACCAATCTGGCGGGGCTCGCTGTCGGCTGGGAGGTCTTTGCTTTCGCTGGCGCGATAGCAACCGCGACCACGGTAAGCAGCTTCATCGCGTCGCAGATCACGGTGAGCGAGCCTTTGGCGGCGAATGTCTCGGCTGGCGACACGATCCAGTTCACCGGCTGGAACTCATCGGTGATGCAGCATGAAATGGGAATGGACGCCAACGGCTCGCCCATCAATTGGATGGTCCAGACCGGCTTCTTCATGCTCAGCGACGGCGAGGACAAAGTCTTCGTCGACTATATGCTGCCCGACTTCCTATGGCGGCGGTGGCAACAGCCGCAGTCCACCAGCGCCACAGTCGAGATCACGCTCTACACCGCCGATGAGCCGGACGATCCGACTGACCCGTGGATCGCCTACGGGCCTTTTGTGGTGACCAACGCCTCCGGGGGCGTCGAGGTCCGATGCAGAGGCCGATACTTTTTCGCCTTGATCCAAGGCAATGACCTTGGATCGTTCGTCCGGTTGGGCGGCATCAAGTTTCGCTTTGCACCTGACGGGCGCAATTAGGGAGAAGGGCTATGGCCGACATCGGCGCGGGCGACCTCCAGACGCTGATCTCGACGTTGCAGAACAGCAACAAGCAGTCCGGCCATATCATCAAAGCCATCGAAGGGGTCGGCAGTTCGTTGGCCAGCTCTTTGAGCGGCAGTATCGGTACGAGCGTCGCCCAAGCCGTCTCTCAAGCCCTCGCCTCCGCGAGCGCGGCCCAAAGCGCTGTCACGCCCATGAGCGCGCGGGTGACGGCCGAGCCCTCGTTCGGAGCCACGACAGAGGGCGGGCCTCTCCCGGCTGAGCCGGACGGCTACATCACCATCACCATTCCTGGCGTCGGGGATCGCTTCATCCCCTATTACTCGGCGGGGTAGGCCTCATGCCCGGTTACAATCCATCGTCAATTAGAATCCAGCGCATGCTTGGCGCGACGGCGCCTATCCGCCCGCCGAAGATGCCGAAACCGATGTCGACGCCGAAGTTCGGCCCCGGGATCAGCGATCGGATGCTGATGCGGCCAGGGCGCGCCGACGGCGGCGGCATCACCGACAGTCCCGCCTCACCCTTCGCGGGCGGCATCATGTCGACCGGCGCGGGCCGCGCCGACGACGTCCCGATGCATGTCCCGAACGGGGCCTATGTCATGCCAGCCTGGGCGGTCAGCCATCTCGGCGAGGGGAACACCATCAACGGCATGAGCCAATTGAAGATGATGTTCGGCAGTCCGTGGGGCGCGCCAAAGACGCCGTTCGGCGCTCCGAGCCCCGCGCTTTCGGTCGGCAAGGGCGTCCCCATGCCGCATCCGAAGCCTCCGCCCATGCACTTCCAACCACCGAATTTCTACCCACAGGGCATGTCGGCGGAGAACCCGGCGCTGAGCGACAAGCAGAAGCACGGCGGTGCGGCGGTCGGCGGTGGGGGAGCGATCCCGATCAACGCGAGCGGCGGCGAGTTCGTGATCGACCCGGACGAGGTTGCGAGAATCGGGGACGGCAACGTCAATAAGGGACACAAGGTCCTCGACTTGTGGGTCATGAAGTTGAAGAAAGAGGCAGCCGACACGCTCAAGAAGCTCCCCGGTCCGGCGAAATAGGAGGCGAGGCGTGAAAGAGTTCTCGCGCGAGCACGAAGCCGAGCTGCGGGACACGCCGCCGCGCACCCCGATCCGCTTAGCCGATGACGACGACGAGCTGGGCATCCTCGACATGTGTCGGCTGATGCACCGAGAGCAGCCCTATCACCCGCTCAACGTCGGCAAGGTGGCGGCGATGATCAGGCTCGCCATCCATCAGGGGCCGGAGCGGCGTGGCATCCTCGGCGTGATCGGCGAGCGCGACCATCTCCGGGGCGCGATCTTCCTGCTGATCGAACCAATCTGGTACTCGGACGACTGGCAGCTGCTTGAGTTTTTCAATTACGTGCGGCCGGAATATCGGCGCGAGGGCTACGCCCAAGATCTCATAGCCTACGCCAAGCGGTGCAGCGATCAGATCGGCATCGACCTCACCATCGGCGTGTTCTCGAACATCCGGACCGCCGCGAAGATCCGCCTCTATCGCCGCTGGGTCCCGCAGTTCGGCGCGTTCTTCTGTTACGCGCCCCCGAACCGGAAACCGTTTATCGATCGCCTCGCTGAAATGACGCCCGTGAACAAAGTCGCGGCGGAGTAGCAACCATGGGCTCGAAGGGCGGCACCACTCAGCAGACATCGACGCAATCCTCGTCGGGTCCCCCGCCCCAGGTCCTGGCCGAGTATCAAGGCCTCGTCGACCGCGCGACCAACGTCGCGAACCAACCCTATCAGCCCTACCAGGGCGAACAGGTCGCCCCGCTGGCGTCCCAAACGCTTCAGGGGCTTGGCCAGATCGGGCAGTACGCCAACGCGGCCCAACTTCCCTTATTTGGAGCGAGCGCGGGCACCTCCCAGGCAATGCAATCGGCGACGGACGAAGCTCTGGGCTCGGCTGGCGCAGCATCGGGCATGACTGGGAATGTGGCGAACGCGGCCATGGGCATGACCGAAGCCGCCGCCGCGCCCGTCAACGCGGAGCAATTCCAGGGCCAAAGTTCGCTCCAGCCTTTTATGAACCCGTACACGTCCGATGTTGTCCAGGCGACCCAGAACGAGTTCAATAATCAGAACCAACAGCAGGCACAGTTTCTCAACAGCGCGAACATAAGTTCAGGCGCGTTCGGCGGCGACAGGGCTGGCGTCAGCCAGGGGATTCTGGCCAATCAGCAGCAGCTCGCCGAAGCGCCGACGATCGCCGGCTTGAACCAAGCCAACTTCACCCAGGCCATGCAGGACTGGCAGCAGCAGCAAGGGGTGAACCTCGGGGCAGCGCAAGCGAATCGCAGCGCCTTGATGGGCGCCGCGAACCAGTACGGAAACCTCGGCCTGACTGCCGCCAACCAGATTGGGAACCTCGGCCTAAACGCCGCGCAAGAAGTCGGGAATGTCGGCCTAGCCGGGTCGAACCAGATGGGGCAGATCGGCCTGTCTGAGCAGCAAGCAGGGCTTCAGGGCGGCCAAGCGCAGATCCAAGCCGGCACGATCCCGCAGACCGAACAGCAGGCGATCGATACCGCCGCCCAGAACATGTACCAGACTGGGCAATCGTATCCGTTCACCACCACCGGCTGGCTCGGCAACATCATCGAGGGAACCGGAAGCCTCTCCGGCGGCCAGGGCTCCAGCACCACGACCTCTCCTGGGCCGAACGCGATCACTCAGGGGCTCGGCGCGGCCTCGCAAGGCGTTGGGCTCCTGGGCAGCATAATGTCGCTCTCCGACGAGCGCGCGAAGGAGAACATCGAGCCGATCGGCGAGACCTACGACAATCAGAAAATCTACAGGTACAACTTCAAGGGTGACCCGCGCACCCAGATCGGCTTGCTGGCGCAAGAAGAGGCCTATCACCATCCAGGCAGCGTCCAGCGGATCGGCATGGGCGATCTGCTTGGCATCGACTACGGCGGCGCGACCGAAGACGCGGCCGATCGCGGTCACTTTGCCTCTGGCGGCGCGCCGCCGGCGAGCATGGCGGGGCTGGGCGCCATGGGCGGGATGGGCGGCGGCGGCGCGATGTCTCCGGGCTCGGATCTCATGTTTAGCGGCGATCCTGGCGCGCGGATGGGCATGGGCACGTTCGCTCTCATGGGCGGCTCCAATGTCCGTCCGGAACCGACTACGGCCATGTCGCGTCCGCCTGGGTGGGAGCCTCCATATCAGCCTGCGCCGCAGGCGCCTCCGCCGCAGCAGAATTTGCCACAGTCTTCGTTTCGCCAGTTGCAGCAGTATGGTCTTAGCGGAGGCGAGGCCCGCCCGAGCTTCCAAGGCGGCGGCACGGCCATCACTACCCCAGAGGAAGCCATTCCGATCGGCACGAGCGGCCAGTCCAGCTACACCCAAGGCTGGCAGCCGGGGGATCTCCTGAACCCTGCCGCTGGTGTATCCGAGGCGTTGTTCGGCGAGGCGACGGCGGGGTCGAAGACCCCCTACTACGGGCTGGATCTCGACCAGCTGAACGCGATCGGCGGCGGGCAATGGATGCCGCCGGACACCAACGCGCCGCAGCCGGACTATGGGAACCTCCAGAACTCGCCGCAGTTCGGCGCGGCCGAGAAGTCGCTCTCGGGCCTGTTCGGCCCCGGCTACACGCCGGGATCGACCGGCGCTCCGCCTGCGACATCTCCGGTGGCCGCCGCCGCCGCCAAGCCCGCCGCGCAACAGCAACCAGCGGGGCATTGGCAATCAGTTGGCGGGACGACCACTGGCGGTGCAGCCGGGGGCGAAAACCTGGGCATGGGCGCTCAGATCGGAAACGTCTTTCAAAATGAATGGGTGCCCGACCCGGCCGTGTCGACCGTAGCGGCCACCGCCGCGCCGGGGCTCGCGACGGGAAAAGCAGACGGCGGAGGAGTGAGCATGAGATCCGGCTTCCAGCGCGGCGGCTTCCCGCAATTCACCACCTACCAGCCGACCGCGAACCCGGCGCGCACCCCGCCGACCTATACCGCGCTCGATCTCTCGCACATGTTCGGCGGCGGGCAGCAGCCGCAGCAAGCGCCGCGCGCCATCCAGATCCAGCGCCAGCTCGGGCAGGCGCGCGCCCAGGCGGCGGCCCAGCGTGGCATCGTGCGGCCTCGCGTCATCGCCCCGGACCCGGTGACCGGCCAGCATCACGACATCACCCCGCCCGACCATCCTTCGACCGCGCGCTATCCCGGCTGGCCGACTCCTGGGCCGGGAAACGCAACCCCTGATGGCTTGCCGATGAGGCCGCCAGCGCGGGTGCCGCTCCAGACCTCGCCGAACGCCTTTCCTGGGGGCGTGGCCAATCCGACCATTCCGTCTTCGCGCGGCGGCGGCATGGGCTTCCCGAGTTTGGGCATGGTGCCCGCAGCGGCGGCTGGCACGCCACCGGGACCGCTGGCCTCGGCGTCGTGGTGGGGCGGTTTGCCGAAGGAGGAACTGCCTTCGAGATCTCGTGGCCTGACAACGGTCGCGCCGCCGCTTGATGGCACGCAGGAATGGAACAAGCCTTCGGCCGAGGTCGAGAGCCCCCGCGAGAGCGCCGAATTTTCAGAGGCGGGGCGACCGCTGATGGCGCCGAGGCTCATTGGCGCCGATCCTGGCGGGCAGCACACTTTGCTAGGGCCGCACTCGATGCAGGCGCTCCCGCCGCCGTCCGGCGACGAAGCGCCCATGCACAGTGGCTGGGACGTCGACCTCCCGGGCGTCTTCCGAGGCGGTGGCCACGGGATCGCCGCCGAGGCGCGCGGCGGGCGGGTTCCTCGCTACTACGGAGGCCGGATCGGCCGCGATGACGGCGGCTCGATCCCGATCGGCGGTGGCGCGGGCAACGTCATGGAGGCACCCACTGGCACCCCTGCCTCGCCCGATCTCAGCGATATCGATTGGAACTCGATCTTCGGCGGGGACCCAGGCCAGGGAGCGGTTAGGACGCCGGACTTCTCCGCGCTTCCCGATGATACGTTCGATCTCGGCGGCGGCTCTCCGCAGCGCGCCCAGATCGATCCGCGAGCTGTCGCCCAAGCGCCTAGCTTCCAGGGCGCAAGCGGGGGCGGAGGCGGCGGCCCTCACTTTACCCAGGTCTCCAACATGGGCGGGCCGCCGATCTCCGCGCTTGACCTCTCGGGCCACTACACGCCGACCACCGGCAACGCGCGCGGCGCAACCTATGTCCCGGGAGCCGGCGGCGCAGCTGGCGCAGGGATCAGCCCGAACGCGCGCGCTGAAGCGCCGGAGCACCCAGCGATTGCGGTGGCGCGCCATATCGCCAGCAGAGCGCACGCGGCAGGATTCGCGGCGGGCCACGCGGCGGGGAGAGGGGCGTCGGGGAGAATCATCCCGACCCAGATGGGGCCGGAGGGGGTAGCCAGTCCGAGGCCCTACGGGCCACAGCTGTCCACGAACCCCACCCAGATGGGGCCGGAGGGGGTAGCGAATTATCAGGGCGGCGGCGGCGTCATGGGCTCCTCGCCCGTCATGAACGCGGGCGCCTACACCCCGCAGGGCGAGGGCGTGACAGGCCAGACCTCGCAGGGTCGAGGCATGGGGTTCGGCGATCTGTTCGGCGGCGGCGACCGCGCTGGCTTCCAAACCGGCGGAGAGGCCGGGGTCGATCCGTTCCTGGCGGCGATTGACGCCGCCGTGACGCAGGGGCCGAGAGGACAAGGCCCGCCCCAGGCGCCCCAGGCGCCCAAGCCGCCGGAGCCGCCGGGGCAGGGGCAGCAACCGGGAGGCGACCTCGGCAAGAACATCCAGAGCCTTACCAGCGGTATCAAAGGCCTCGGCGGCCAATCGCAAGGCGGGGGCGGGGGCGGGGACGGCTCATCGGGCCTGACCGGCGGCGACCCGAGTGACCTCTCCGGAGGCTGGGGCGACATGGCGGGCACGCCGAATATGGACGACGCCTCGCTCGGTCTGTCCATGGGCGATGATTTCGGCTTTGCGATGGGAGGTGGCGTGGGGCTTGGCTCCCTACGCGGTGGCTTTTCCGATGGCGGGACGCCGGACCTCGATGCGCTCGATGCCGAGGTTGCAGGGGCTCCGCCCCCTGGCCAAGTAGCGGCCGCTCCCGCGACGGGCGCAGGCAAAGGAGGCGGAGGCGGGAACGTCTCTGACCTCATCAATCAGAATTTCGGCAATCGAGCGGGATACGCCTCGACGATCTCCTCGCTCGAAAGCAGCATGGGCAAGAACTATGTCGGCGACGGCGGCTCGTCCTTCGGGCCGTACATGCTGCACTACGGCGGGGTCAGTCAGAAGTATCCGCACCCCGGTCTCGGTGATGAGTTCACCAAGCAGACCGGCCTCGATGCGCGCGATCCGTCGACCGTGCCGCAACAGATCAAATTCGTTGCGGATTACACCGCCGCGCACGGCTGGCACGATTGGTCGACGAAGGCCCAAGCCGACAAGCTAACGGGCGGCGCGCCGACTGCGGTGGCCGGCGCTGATGTCCCGTCTGCGGCAGCTCAGCCCGCGCAGGCGAGCACGGAAGCCTACGGCGGCGGCTTCCAGATTCCTCCTGGCCAGGGCAGTCCGCCTCCTGGGCAGCTGAACCGGGCCAATCTTCAGGCGCCCACCATGGGCGACGAGATCCGGCACGATCCGTTCGGCTACATGATGACGGTCGGCGCGGGGATGATGGCTTCGCGCTCGCCGTGGCTCGGCGTGGGGATCGGCGAAGGCTTCGAGGCCGGGAACAAATACCTCCAGTCGCAGAAAGAGCTGGAGAAGAGCTGGGGCCAGACGCAGGCGCAGATCAACAACCTGTCGCAGGAAGCGCGCGATCATGGCGCGGACGCGGATCTGAAGGCCCAGCAGCTCCAGACTGCGTCGCTGATGAACAAGCTCATGATTGAGAGGATGCGCCAGAAAGGTCTGATCCCCGGCGGGACCAGCGGCGCGCCCTCGCCAGCGCCCACAGGAGGCCCAGGACAGGGCCTCCAGCCTACCCAGCCCCTTACGACCCTCGGCGGCGGCTCGGGCTCCAGCGGGGCTCCTAGCGGCCCCAGCGCGCCATCCGGAGGTGCCGCCGCTCCTTCCGGTCCGGCTCCTGCGGACCCAGATGCGGCCCCGAGGATCGAGGACGACCCGCTCTACAAGCAGGCCCAGGATCTATACACGAAGGCTCAAGACGCGGAACTCGACGACAGATTGATGGGCACGCACACGGCCGAGGATATGCGGGCACAGGCTAAGGAGCTGAGCGACGCCGCGCAGAAGAATTTCGAGAAAACCTCGGCCCCCTACGGCGCGAAAATCGAAGCGCAAAAGGCTGGCTTTACCGAGTACCAGAAGAGGGCTGACGAGTTCACTGGCGACTATCAGAGCAATGTCGAGATGCTTCAGCAGCTCGGGAAGATCTACCAGCACTATCGATCCGGAACCGGCGCGGGAGACATCGGCGAAATTCAGGGCTTCGCCGATCGCTTCGGCCTCGGCGGTGTTCTGCCGCAGGGGTGGGACAAGGCCGGTTATGACGCCGCCATGAAGACGGCGGTCGATGCCGCCTTCCAAAAGATGCAGTCCAGCGGAGCTAACAAGGCGCCCAGGTCCATCATGCAAGAGGCGTTGACGACTTCGCCGACGCCAACCAACGATCCGGCAGCCAACTGGAAGATCATCACCGAGACCCTGGCGCGGCTCAAATACAGCAAGGAGATGATGGACTCGGTCATGGGGAGCGGTTCACTCAACGTTACCAAGGCTGAGAACGCCTGGATGAAGACACACGCCTCGCTTGATCCCTATCGGTCCGAGGCGCGCAAGAACACGCCAGTGTTCATGGGCATGACGCCTGACACCTATGCTCAAGTCACCGGCGCCAAGCTGGAGAAGGCCAAAGATGGTCGAGTTTTCGACCGCGAGAGCGGCAAGGTGTGGGACGCGAAGGGCAACCCGTTGAACTAAGATGGCCAACGACACCAACCCTGACCTGACCATCCCCGATCAATCCGAAACGACGCCCTATGTCCCATCAGCTGGGGCGCCGCCTGTGGCAGCGCCGCCCGTGGCAGCGGGGTCAACTGATCTTCCTGCCCCTTCGGAAACGACGCCCTATGTCCCAGGGGCGCCGAAACCTGGGGCGGCGCCAGTTACGGCAGGCGGGGTGGCCGCGCAGTTCGGCCGGGGCGCTGAATCCGCGCCCTATCACGTCGCCGGGACGCCGGTCGATCTCGGCACCACGGTGCATGACGTGGTGAATAACCCGAAATTCTGGAGCGTTTTCGGCCCCGGAGTGTCGTTCAGCGATATGCCGAAGCGCGATCAGCCCGTCGTTGGTGGCTCCGACTGGCTAATGCAGCAGGCCGGGGAGAAAATCAGCCCGCAGCTCAACCCCAACAATTACCCACCGCAGAACGAGGCGGAGCGCCTCGCGCGAAGCGCAGGCGACGTCGGAACGCAAGCGCTGATGGGTCGAGGCATCTTTGCTGGGGTCGGGGCATTAAGGGGCGTGCCGTCGTCAATCAGCATCGGCAGACAGCTCGCGGGCGCTGGGGTTGGCGGGATGGGAGGCGGATTCGGCGGTGTGGCGGGGCGCGACGCCGCGTCCAAGGCCATCGATCTCTATCCCAACTTTCGCGCGCAGCACCCCGACGCAGCCCAGACGATCGAGACCGCCAGCGGTTTTGTCGGTGGCGGCGTTGGCGGCCTGACTGGTTCCGGCATCGCCAACCGCTTCGGGGCTCCTGGCGGTGCGCCTGCGGCTAGCCAGTCTCCCAAGGAATTGGAAACGATCGCCAAGAACCAATACACGACCGCGAATAATATCCCGGCAAACTTCACGCCGTCAGGGGTCGCCGCCTGGGCCAATTGGCACTTGCAGAACCTCTACAAGAACTATGGATCGGCGGATATTGGCCCGGTTGTGTCGCGGCTGAATAAGCTCGCCAATCCTCCGGCGAATGCCGTTCATGTTCCGCTAAAAGAGCTAACTTCCCTCGATGACGATCTCGGCGGGGTCGGTAAAATTCTTCCCGGCGGCGTGGATAAGTTGCGTTCGGCCGCCGCAGACACGCAACGCTCGATCAAAGGTTTCATCCGGAACCCACCACCAGGGACCATCCACTCGGGTGATCCCATTTTGGCCGCGCAAACTTACAAGACGGCTGACGCAAATTTCGGCGCGGCTAGGCGAGGCCAGAAGTTAGCGGACATCCAGACGGACGCCGCGCTGCCGGGGAGACCTTCGGCGCGAGCGCAAGTCACGAATCTTGTTCGCCCGAGCGTGATCGACAAGCAGTTACGTGGGTTCCCAGATGAAGACAGACAAAGTCTGACCGAGTACGCCCACGGAACGCCGCTCGGGAATGCCCTAGAGAATTTTGCTGGGCCAGCTGGCGGTCATGGCGGGAGCGGCGCCTTTGGGGCGCTATACCCAGTGATCGAGGGCGCGAAAGTCGGCGGCGAATTGGGGCACCATATAGGCGGCCTGCCCGGTCGGGTTATCGGCGGCACGCTTGGTGCTTTTGCTTACCCCGCCGCAAAGGGGATCGCGCGGCGAGCCGCAAACTGGCGGCAGCCCCAACTCAGCCCGATCATCCAGCAAACAATGTCCAGGGCGCCGGGTTACCAAACTCCCACGCCCGCCTCGCCGTTCCGGACTGCGGTTCCAGTCGGCCTTGGCGCTCTCAGTGGTCTCGCGGATCAAGAGGGCGACGGTCAATGAGGCAAGACGAGGAACAGTGCTCCGAGGATGGAGCAGAGAACGACGGCGACACTCGCGAGTACTGTCAAGTCATGCTTTCGCTCGGCTGCGGTTGGACGATGGGCGGAAATCCTCGCGTCGCGGGCCGACCGGACTATCATAGCGATGACGGAAATTACCCCCACGAGCGTCACCCAAAAGATCGCCCAAAGCACCACGCCTAACGCGCCGCCACCCACCGCAAGGGCGAGCGAAAACATCATCGTGAAAAACAGGACCCACAAGCTTGCCATCGCCCTATCTCCCCAGCTTCTCGTTGGGCAAGGTGATGATGATCGGCTGCGGGGCGGGTTGATGGGCATTCAAGTAGGTCACGATCACGCCGCCAATGACGCCTCCGGCGACAAGGAGACTGACCATAAGAGCCGCGAACTGAATGCGGTACTTGCGCGGCTCGAAAATAATTTCTTGGGTTTTGCGCGCGATGTCTGTGCGGATTTGCTCGCGCCGCAATTCGTCCGCGTGGTCGGCTAGGCTCATGGTTTCGACTCCTGTAGGCCACCCAAATATAGCGTGATTTGCACGAACTGCAAGATCAGCCCTCGCGCCGCTGCCGCGCTTTCGCCTCAAGCCGCTCCGCTCGGCGGATCATGCCCGCAGCCCTTGCTCTCAATGACTGGGCTTCATGCTCCAAAATATCAGGGGCCAATTCCTCGGCCAAATAGCGCTCGCCGTCGAAGGCAAGCATCAGCTGGTCCGGATCGTTCAGCTCAATTGCGATCAGCTGACGCAGTCGGACCCGACCCAGGCGCTCGCGGGTTTTTTCCGGAAGGGCTTCCCAGACTGCGTCCTCAAGTGGGACGGCGCGGTGGACATCGGCAACGGCATCTTTGATCAGGTCCGAGATCCGGTCGCTCATCGGTCATGCTCACTTATCGTTTCGTTATGGTCCCGTTTATCGTAATGGCATGACGATAAGCAAGGCCGATAAAGGGACGATAAGCATGCCTCGTGGATTAGGTAGGGTGCAGTTGGCGATCGTTGAGCGACTCCGGCTCGCGTCGGAAAGGAAGCTCGGCCGCTTCGTGGAAGATCAGACTCCAGTTCAGCTGGCGTGTCACATCTATGGGTATGAGGAGCCCCGAGAGGTCACTGACAATCAGCTGCAAGCGATCCGGAAGGCGCTCAGATCTCTGTTGCGGTACTCGATCGTTACGACCCTCGATTACCGATCGCCAGAAGGCGAGCGGAGATACCAGCTCCACAAACGTGCGCTGTCGAGCCGCAAGCTTAAGCCGCGAGGGGATGGGCCGCCGAAGCCGAGTGGCCTGAAGGTCGTCAAATGAGAGGGGATCGGTGATCTCGCGCGTTGACGGTAGCCCGGGCGTCATCGAATCGTGCTACTCGCAAGGCGCTGAAAGGGAAGAAACCCCCCAAAGGAGAAACGTAATGGCAAGAGGAAAGCAATTAGTCTGGATTACCCCCGTTCATTTTGATCATGCAGGACGCCCCGTCGATCCCGATTACGGCGTCGATGAAGGCGTTGACCCAGGATACGGCATTCCGGGCGGCGGTCGCCCTCCTCACGTCGGCAACCGGCCTCCTGGCTCTTGGGGCGGGTTCCCTGGCCATCCTGACCAGGGGCTTCCCGGCGGCGGCTGGGGCGGTCGCCCGGTCGATCCGGGCTACGGCGTCGAGGGCGGCGGCGAGGCGGGTCAGCTCCCGGTCTTCCCGGTCGATCCCGAGCACCCGGATCAGGGTTTGCCGCCGGAAGTGCCACCGGGCATTCCGGAGCTTCCCCCAGGCACTATCTGGCCGCCGCTGCCGCCCAGCATTCCCGCCGGCAAGGCGATTGCTGTGGTCTGGATTTCCGGCGTCGGCTCGCGCTACGCGGTGATCGACATTCCGGAGCGCCCGGTCGATCCGGGCTACGGCGTCGGCGAAGAGCATCCGGACCAAGGCTTGCCTCCGACACGCCCTCGTCCGCCGACCGCAGGCCAACCCTTGCCCCCGACCGGCCGCCCGCCGCGTCCTGGCCAAGGCCTGCCCCGCCCGCCAGGAGCCCCGCCGCGTCCGGATCAGGGCTTGCCTCCGACGGCCCAGCCGAAGCGGTAAACACCGCCGAATCGCTGAGGTCTCTCGCGCAGGGGCAGTAGGCGATTAAAGCGGCGGCGGCGCGTACCTCCCACGGCGCCGCCGCTGCCGACCTTTTTACGTCGAAATTGCGACGGATTTGGCGCCCCGTGCGAGTGAGTGTTATCAAACTGTGTTTGTAGAGTTGTAGGGGGGACCTACAGCTGAAACACGGGATGATGTAATGCACAAGCTTCTTTTGTCCGCCGCGATGCTCGCTGCGATCGGCGTTTCGCCCGCTCATGCGACGCTGCAAATCGAGATCTTCGATAATGGGACGCTGATCGACAACGTCACGGGAATCACCACGGGCGCGGCGAGCCTCACCACCAACGACGCCAACTTCGCCAACATCACCATCAACGCGCAGGGCTCACCCATCCTGCCCAATGCGGACCTGTCCAGCGTCACGCTCGACGCCACCGCTTCGGCCGGCTTCACGGGCTCGCACGAACTGACGTTTGACGTCATTCAAAGCGCCGTGGCTGGGACCGGGAACACGCAATCGACCTTCACGGTCAACGGGCTGGTCAACGATCCCGGCCCGACAACCGAGCGCACGTTCGCAGATGGCGTGCTGCTCGCCTCGCACACGTTCCCTGTCGGGCTGCTTGACGGCTCTTTTGGCCCGGTCTCGGCAGCGACTGGTGCATTCACCGAGGATGAAATCCAATTCGCCGTCGACTTCACGGCAGCGAGGCAATCGTTCGGCGGTTCGGCCCAGCTAACGACTAGCATTCCAGAGACGAAGACCTGGGCGATGATGCTGCTCGGCTTCGGCCTGATGGCGTTCCTTGGTGTCAGGAAGTCCCGCAAGGACAGGTTGGCCGCATTCGCATAGGGGCGGGCGTAGGGCTGGGGCTTTTTCAACGAAATTTATCAATTCCGGACGCTCTATTTGCGTCCGGATTCCGGGGCGACGGCTTCGCCCATTAAAGGCATGGGTGACACTATGAAGCGCATTCTTCTGGCAACGGTTGCATTGTTTGCTCTCGCGGATGTGGCTTACGCCGCTTCGGCTGCGGTCGGCGCGGCCACGTCCACGTCCAGCGTGGTCACGGTCGGGCGCGGTGCTGGTTCGGCCAGCAATGCCTCGGCCGGTCTTGGCGTTGGCGTTTCCCGCCCCGGCGTTACGGTCGGCTTCGGCGCCGCGACCACCAACTCGGCAGGCGCGAGCGTTGGCCATGCGGCCACCTTCACCACCGGCTCGGCGTTTGGCGCAGGCGCGGGCGTTCACTAAGCCGTCGTCAAACAGCCCCCGCTCCCAAGACCGGGCGGGGGCTTTCTTCTCTCTCATGGAGGGCGATGTGATGAAGCGATACGCACTTTTATTTCTGGGCATGACGCTGGCCGCGTCAGCCGCCACTGCCGGGTCAGTCAGTCTGCCTAAGCCTGGAGCGGCGCCGACTGCGGCAGGCCAGGGCGTCACCACCAATATCGGCGGCGGCACGGCAGTTGGCCATACGCCGACGATCTCGATCTCGACCTCGGCTGGCGCAGGAGCGAATCCAACGGCAAGCGCCTTTGGCAATTCGGCGGCGAGCAACCCAGGCAACGGCACGTCGCGGGCGGGCGCAGTGGCGCTGACCTCGGCGTCTGGCACGGGCGCAGGCGGCGCAGCCGCAGCGGTCGGCGCTGGCAATGTCAGCAATGGAGCGACGACCACGCACTGAGGAGGGAGCGATGAAACGATTGGGAATTGCGCTGGGCGCTGTCGCTCTGGCTAGCGCCGCTTACGCGCAGGACATCACCCGCGTCTTGCCCAACGGCTCGACGCTGACCATCGACAAGTCGCCGGGGACGATCACCGTGTCGAAGCAAGGCGTGTCGAATAGTGGCCGGGAGGTGTCGTGGTCGCGCACCAGAACCGACGCTGGCACGGTGTCGGCCAGCTCCACCGCATCAGCGACCGGCACGCACTTCGCTTATGCGAAGGCCACTGCCAGCACGTCGGAGAGGGTGACGCCGAGTGGTAAGGATATCGGCATTGCCAAAGCCCGCGCAGTGGCGATTGGCAATCTCACCACTTCAACTTCGGCGGTCACCAAGTAGGCTGGTTCACGGGGATGAGCCATGCGCAAAGCCGTCCAGTATCCCTTGGCATTCGGCGCGCCGATGCTGGGGATGCTGCTGCTCATCGATACGGTTGCTGAACCAGAATCGCTCGTCCGTCGCGCGCGGCAGATGGCCGACGACCTTGCATCGGCCGTCACCAAGGTAATCACCAAAGCCAGCTATCCCCACATGCCGTGGCCGCCCGCCGTGGTCGCCAAACTCAAGCCAATCGATCCTGACGACGTTCAAAAGAACGACAAGCACTTATTTTGGCGCACGGTGTACGACACCAACGAAATCCATCGCGTTGAGGCCGATCCGCCGCCAGCAATGAATTTCAACACTTCGGTGGCTCAGCCGCCGTTGCCGCCAACGGTTACTTTCAACGATGGCGGCTCTTCGTCGGGCGGCGGCGCGACCGACTCGACCACGCCTTGCATGACGGCGATGGTCGGTGGCGTCTGCCCCGTGCCATGCTCATCGAATGATATTTCTCTGTTGTGCGAGGAAAAGAAGGTGGACACCGCCGCTGCCGATCTCTCCCCGGCCTTGCAGAAGCTGCTTGGCTTTGATGATCCCGGCGCCCCAGTGATCGGCGATCCGCCGCATGTCGGCGGCATTGGCGGCTTCGCAGGGGGTGGCGGCGGCGGCGCAGGCGGCGCAGGCACCATCCCCGAGCCGTCCACATGGGTGATGCTGATCTTTGGCTTTGGGCTGATGGCATGGATGAGTCGACGCTCCATCGCGCGGCGGGCTTCTTCGTCAATGGACTGATCGCGCTCGCGCTCAGCATGCTGATCTGGAGATTGACCGGCAACGTCCTGGGCTGGGCAGTCCTGTTCGGCCCAGGCGCCGCGCTCGTGATCCGGGGCATTGCCTTGCTGGTTCTCTGATCGTTCTCGAAGAACGAATCGCGAATGGGGACAACCGTCATCGGTCTATGGCATAAGCATGTCGGGCTAGCCGTTCGGCAGTGGGAGAATCCCCCATGCCGTATGATCGTAAGCACTTCTTCGACACGGTCCGAAAGGATCTCTTTCGCGGCAACCTGACCCAGTCTCAGGTCGACGGGATGAACTATCTCCTCGAAGTGTGGGAGCTGCATTTCGAGGCGGCCAATCCGCGCGACGGCACCAACTGGCTGGCCTACGCCCTGGCGACTTTCTTTCACGAAACCGCTGAGACGATGCAGCCGATCGAGGAATACGGCAAAGGCTCCGGCAAGAGCTACGGCCAGCCGGCGGGGCCGCATGGCCAGCGATATTACGGGCGCGGCCACGTCCAGCTCACCTGGGAAGAAAATTACAAAAACGGCCAGAAATTCCTCAAAGACCGCTACAACGTCCACGCCAACATCCACCCTGAAGCGCATCTGATGCTGCACCCGCAGACGTCAGCCCTGGTCAGTTATGACGGGATGATTCATGGCTGGTTCACGGGAGTCGGGTTGCCCAAATACTTCAATGCGACGGTCGAGGACCCGCGCAACGCGCGCCGGATCGTCAACGGCACCGACAAGATGGACCTCATCGCTGGCTACTATTCCAAGTTCAAGAAGGCGCTGAAACAGGTGCCTGCGGCGCCGCCGCTAGAAGAGGCTGAGCTGCCTGGGCTTCCCGAGTGCCCGTGCATGCCCGAGCCGACAGCGACGACCTCCTAAAATGAGATGGCGCATGTCAGCGGCATCATCGCGATCTGCGGCGCGCTGGCGATCCTTGGGGTTTTTGCGGCGATGGACTTCTATGCGGTGCGCCAATGCTTCTCGCTAGCGCACAGCGGGATCGCCCAGACCGAGCTGTGCGCGCCGGAGCACATCTTCCGGACCGCGCTAGAAATCGGGGGGATGGCGATCGGCATGTACGGCGTCGCCCGCGTGATGAAGTCGTGAGCCCTGGCGATCTGATCAACGCGCCGCCGTCGCCCAAAGTTCTCGATTATCCAGGCGCCATGGGGATCGGGATCGGCATCGTATTCACGGCGGCCTTGCTGTTCGTCGCCGGCAAGTTCGATCCGACCCACGGCACGCTGACGATCTCGATCTTGGTGACGGTTTCGTTTTTCGCGGTCGTCGCAGTGTGCCTGTTCTATACAATCCCCGTGGACGAAGCGACGTCGATGGTCATCGGCGCGCTGGTCGCAGCGTTCGGCGCCGTGGTGGCGCATTGGCTTGGTCGCCCGAGGGATAAGCCATGAGCCTGGGAACCCTCCTCCTCATCATCCTGATCATCATCCTGATTGGAGGCGTCGGCCCGCGCTTCTACTCCGGCGCACCCTGGCAACCGGGCTACGGCTTTGGCAACGGCGGCATCAGCCTGATCGGCATCCTGCTGATCATCGTCGTCGTCTTGCTGCTGACAGGCAGGCTAGGCTAGTTTCGATCCACGCCCCTCTGCGGGGCGACTCGGTTTTAAAAGAGGGAGACCGCGCTTCCGTAGGAGGTAAAAATCTATTGAAGGCGGTCTCCCGAAGTGCCCCCAGGCGAGGCGGCGCCGGGGGCAAAGCCGGGTTGTGGGACCCGGCTCAATTCGCGTGTAACGCAAATTTGAACAATTTGCACGTTCTGTTTTAGCGCTAGGCCTGGGAAAAATTACCTAACCGCGTTGAGAAGGAGGGGCGGGTTAGGTGCCCGCCCCTCCTAAATGCACGGCCTGCCACGCCTGCCGTGCCTTGCCGAGCGACGCCGCGCCTAACCGCGCCATGCCGCGCCGAGCCCAGCTCTGCCATGCCTGCCACAGCTTATGCCTTACCCTTCAAGCGAAATCAACATGTCCGCGATGCTGTAGGCCGTGTCCGCGTCCTTCGTCGACCAGTCGCTGATCGGGCTCTCGCCCCGCCGATGGATCGCCAGCGCGACCATGAGAATGGCATCTCGCCGCGCCTCGGAGCGCTTCTTGGCATTGCCGTTGGCGGCGGCGGCGATGCCGTGGTCTGCGTCGCCCAGGATCTCCTTTTCGCTTGGCGGGATGGCGCCGAGCATGCGCTTGAAGGCGGGGATCTCGCGCGTGGGCTCGCGCGTCGGGGTTGCGGGGATGCCGACGCCGGCGCCGGCGCGAACCTCGGCTTGTCCTTCGATGGTGGGTCGCCACGTCTGGTTCAACTCGTCACTCATTTCAGTTGCTCCTTTAGCTTGTTGAGGCCCCTGGCCCGGTCAGGGTCTTCGGCGGGCGGCTCGTCATCGAGCTTCCAAGTCGGCGGCAGCTTGACGATCTCGACCTTCCAGTCGTGGTCTTGCTCCTCGGCCCGATGGACGAGGGGCTGCGGCGCATAGGCGGTGAAGCAGCGTTGCGGAAAAGGGTAGTGCCAGATGCTGTGCATGCGACATGCGGCGGCCGGGTCCGTCGCCAGTGTGATGGCGATCACAGCCAGGGCCGCGCGCCTCATGCTCCACCTAGAGCTTGGAGAACCTGGGCGAACGAATGGTTTCCCTCTTGCACATTGCCGTGCGTCTTCTCCAGCCACTCGCCATTGTCCATCATGTACGGCGGAACCAGCACCATCCCGTTCTCGTTGTCGAAGCGGACGAGGCCGACGAATCCCGTGCGCCGGATCAGCCACGCCCGCAGCGCGGGATCGCGATGGGCGTCAGGAAATTTCGGGTCAACCCAGATCTGGACGGCGGGGATTTTGATCTCGCCGAGCTTGGGGTCCTGTGCCGTGACGAAGTCGGGCATGATATCAATTACACAATGACTGCGGTCAGGGCGGCTCAGATCGCCCGTGTCTTCGCCTTGCAGCCAAATGCAATTCCATAGGCCGCACTCCCACGGGAACCCTTTCTCGGGCTTGTGGTAGACCTGACAGCCTGAGTGGCGTTGGAATTTGCAGCGCGTGTTCGCTGGCTTGTTGAGGCCCTTCACGGGCAAGAGCTTGCAACATAAGTTGCAGTCACCGCACTCACGCCTCTGACGCGAGACAATTTTCATCGACTCATTCCTTGTTGGGGGCTAGGCGCGCCCCCGTTAGCTCACTCGCTGATGTCGCCGAGCATGACGCCGCGAAAGGCGTCGTGGCGCGCGGGGACGCAATTGCAGAAGTCGAGCATCGGCGTGATCTGCTGAGCCTGCATCCTAGCCTGCGCCGCCTGCGCCGCCTCCGCCCCCGCCTGCGCCGCCTGCGAGTTCAGCGCGTTCATCAATCGCCGCTGCGTCGTCTCATCCATCTGTCTGGCGACCAGAGGCCTACCCACGCCCACCGTCAGAGGCCCGCCGGCCCCGCCGCCCGTGACCATGATCTGCGGCGGCATTTCGGTGATGTACCGCCGCGCCAAGAGATCGCGCTCCAGGCGATGGCGCATCTCCTGCGCATGAATCTGGGCTTGAAGCCGCCTGTTCTCGTCGAGCAACTCATCGACCCGGCGTTCCTCGTCGAGTAGCTCATCGACCCGGCGTTCCAGCGCATCGATCCTCGCATCGTACTCGGCGAGACTGAGCGTCGGCTCTGGCTCTGGGTCCGGTCTCGGCCCCTCAAACCGGGCGAGTATCGCGGTCGAAACGAACGCGAGCATGTCTGTGAGTGTCATTAGGCCTCTCCCTCTTCAAACAGATCCATCGTCTGCGGGACGACGAACTTCGACTTCACGCCTAGCGCATCGAACTCGTTCCATTCCAGGCGCATGAAGGCATCTCCGGCAGGCTCGCCTCGCGCCTTGGGGATCGTGCAATAGGCCCGAATCCCCCAGCTCTTCACCGTATTGACCACGAGGATACAGCGGAACCAGTGCGCCGGTCCGTCCTCGTTAACTTGAATCAGGTCACCTTCCGAAACCTCTTTGCGCATTGGGCGCGTCCTTCAGCTGTCGTTCCTCCAGCGCGTCGAGCCGCGCTATCAGCCATCCAATCTCCCGGCGATATTCCCGGATCGCGTTCAGCGTTAGGGTGACGTTCTTCTTCGTCTTGAGCGCGTACCAAGCGCCGAGCCCTACGGCGATCAGGATCACGATCTGCATCACGGCAGTGGCGAGTTGGAGCCACGCGATCATTGGATCGACTCGATCCATCGGATGACCGCAGGCGAATCATCGCTCATGGCGTGCATTGTACCGGCCAAGATCTGAGCGTGGTGGACCTTCATGTCCTGCCGGCGGTTGACCTCGATGCCGATCAGGCTGACCGCGTGCTGGAGATCCCCGGCGCGCGCCAGCTCCAAGGCGCGCCTCTTCAGATCGGCGAGCCACTCCTCCTTGGTCACCGCGCGCCCACCTTGTCGGCGACGTTGCGCCATGCCTTGAGCTGGGCCAGGGAGATCCGCGCCATTTCATCTGGGGGTAATTCGTTTACCCAGCGCTCCAGCTCGGGACGGCCTTTCTTGGCCATGTCCGCGCCGCGCTCTTCGACCGGCGGCGTCAGCAGAAGATCGGGGGCGGAACCACCGGGAGCCGGCGCGGGGGTTTGCGATGCTCCCGGTGGCGCCTGTGAGCCGGGAGAGTGGCGCCCTTCCGGCTCTGGCGGCGCGCGGTGCGAAGGCGCGCCATCCGGGGCGGGGGGGATCTCCGCCCTGGATTCGAGAGGTTGCGCGGCCCCCTCGTCTCCGGCGCCTACTCCGGAGATGTCATGGGGGGCCGCGCGTTCCTGCGACAGGGGAGTCGACACCCGGTCAGCAGAACCAAATTCACCAGTCTCGGGATCGACTCCGACGAGAAGCTCTAGGCGGTCATCGAGTACGCTCGGCGCTTGAATACGGTCGGCGCGATCTCGCTCGACATTATATAGCTCATCGTCGCGCGATAACAAACCCATGATGTCGCTGGACATCGGCAATTGCTTGGCGTGCCTCCTCGCGATCGTCTTTTTCGCCATCTCGTCGAAGCTCTTGCGCCACGCGGGCGAGAACTCGCCCTTGCGGTTCTTCCGCGCATACGTGTCGCGCACCAGCTCGACCTCGGCGCGCGTCATGACGTCCCGGCTTTTGTCGCCGCCTCTGATTTTGGCGACCGAATAGACGTGGGTCAGGAGCCCGTGGTCGAGATGCCGGCGCAGGCGCTTGTTGTAATCCTCGTCGGTTTCGCCGTCGGCGCGCACCAGCTCCGGCGCCATGTAGGGCTTGTGCTTGATGAACGGATCATCGCCCAGCTCGTAGTCGAAGAAGTCTTTGGCGTGGACCGCCGTAACGTCCCAGCTGGTCACCTCGCCAGAGCGGCGGACCTTCTTCCGGACGCCCGCCACCATTGGCATCCATGTCACTTGGCCGTCGAAGGGCACGAGCGCGCCGTCGTGGCCGTCAGGCAGGAGCCCATCGCTCGCCGCCTTCATGGCCGCGTTCATCAGGCTGCGCCGATTGCAGTTGAGCAGATTGGGGTCGAGGTTGATCGCCGTCATGATGACGCGGACGAACTTCTTGGGATCGACGCCAGACCCGGTTAGCGCCGCCTCGAACTGGGTCATCCGCTGGCCCAGCTCCTGCGGGATCGTAAGCTCCTTAGACTCCGCCATCATCGACTCCCTTGACCGAAACTTGCGGGTATTGCGTCGCCTTCACGGTATATGATTTCTTCTTCACAACCTTCACCGTCACCACGCGCGAACCGCAGCGCGCGCCAGGAGCGTTGGCCAGCTTGGTCATGATTCGCGCGTCGAGGATCTTGCGCTGATCCGTCGCGTCGGCACCCGCCTTCTCAACTTGCTTGAGCTGCGCTCTGTCGTTCAGGATCTCGCGGAACTCGACGTCGGGCGTGAGATCGATGATCGGCCCGGTGCCCTCCTCGTAGAGATCGAAGACCACCTTGCGGTCGCGGCCGAAGTCCGGATCGTAGGGGTCTCCCTCGGCCACCCGGCGCCATAGCTCGCCGGTCAGATCCTCGATCTTGTGGATAAGGTGCGGCTTGAGCGGGATGTCGATGTAGACGACCTCGATGCCGCCATCGCCCAGCTTCATCGCGGCCACGCCGGCCCAGCTGGCGCCGGTCAGATAGGCTTCAATCGAGGCCTGGACGGCCACCCAGGTGGGCACCGCAATGTTGCCGTGCTCGTCATGCCAGCGGCGCTTGAAGGCGAACTGGCCGACGGTTTTGATCTGCACGATGCCAGCACCCCCATAGGCGGCGTCCTCTGGCCGGACCGCCCTAGCGTCCGGCGTGCAGCCGATCCGGGTCTCGTCGTCCCAGAAATAGTGGTCGCTCTTGTCGAGCTTCCAGCTCGGATAATCCTCGCGCAGGATGTCGACGACGACCGGCTCGAACCGGCGCCCGCGCCGCAGCGTCGGGTTGTCTTCCTCATCGGGGAGCTTGCCGCTCTTCGCCGCCCAGAGCTTAAATGGAGTCCAGTACGGGTGAATATCGGGGCCAAATAGGCCCGCCGCTTCCGACGCATTCACATTGCTGCGGCGCCTCGCTAACCATTGCTCGCGAGAGGTTATGGGCCAGCTGTGAATCATCGACGGGGCCTCTGATTTAGCCGCTGCTCTTTCCGAGTTGCCCCATGGATAGTTTTGGCGGCGGCGGCGCGCTCAAGCATGAGGCAGCCGCAGGATTGAGTGGTGCCTGACCTCAAGCGATCTTTCCGCGTCGTTTTCTGCCCGCCGCAATCACAACGACAGACAGCGAGGATGCGCCTCCCATCGCCTTGAAGCTCGATGACAGTGAGTCGTCCGAACCGGCGACCTATCAAGCTTTCAGGGATCACGCGTGGCCCTCTGTTTCGGGCTGGCCCTCGAACCGGGCGATCATCTCCTTGAACAGCGTCACGATGTCGCGTCGGTCAGCGCCATTGCTGATGAAGTTCGCCCGTCCCTCGTGATCGGCGAAGGGAAACACGAGAAGGACGAATCCGGTCTTGCGGTCCTTGCCCTTGGCTTTGCCATTGAACATCTCATCGAGAGCGCCCGCCATCGCGTTCATCATCTCGATGTATTCTGGCTCGATCGGCCCGTCGCCGAGTGAATGCTTAACCATCGGCCTTCTCCGATATTTCATCGCTGGAAAACCGTGACGCGGATAAAGGAATCCGGCCCGCGCATGCGCCGGACCCAATCGGCGAAGCTCTCGCCCTCCGGACAGAAGCCGTGGATGAAGTGCTCTTCGTTGCAGCGCTTGATCTCTGCGAGGCCGCGCTCCGCGCACTTGGGACAATAGGAATACGAGCCGAACAGGAAGCCGCCGCTCTCCGGCCGGTTCGTCCAATCCTGGCTGCAAATATCGCAGACGACCGTGGCGCCGATCAGAACCTTGGTTCCCGGCTCGGCGAAGGCCTTCGACCATTTGCCATGCAGATCGTCAGGTATTGTCATCGACCTTCACCGCGCGCGTTTTCTGGTTGACGAGGTATTTCCGGACCGCCGCCCGATGCCCGATTTCGGCGTCGTCCCAAGACGAATAACGCTCCTGACAGAGCGTCTCGGGGACTGGCTCCGGCGGGCCGCCGCAGAAGCTCATCGTCCGGCCCTCTTGCTGGAAAGCCATGGTCTCGAACAGAAGCGGCGGCCCCTTGCCCAAGTGCCAGCGATGATCGAGGCCCATGAACACCGTCGAAACCCACTTAGTCGCGTTGCCGCTCCACCAGAGGCTTCGATGCGCAGGCTCCTCCAGCCACCGGCCCCACTTGTGCATGCTGTAGCAGGGGATTGGCGTGTGCCCGTCCTCGCCGCCCAGGATGTATTGGCCGAGCCACGGAAGGTCAGGAAAATCATCCAGCATGCGCCGCTTCGGCATCGTTTAGGCTCCACAATCCACCGTCCGAGCGGATCTTCCCCTCTTTCCGCCACTTGGCGATCAGGCCGTTCAGCGAAGATTCGGCGAACCCGGCAATCCCGAGGGCCTGTCGCAGCTCGCCCCAGCGCTTAGGTCCAGTCTTCAGGGCGCCGTGGAGGATTTCGCCTGACGACACATAAATACCCACCGCTGCCTTTTTGGGCGGCTCGATCGCTGCAACCTCCTCGACCGGCCAGACCTTCAGGTCCGGGTCCCACTGGGCGCCCTTGAACGCGGCATCGATGATGGCGGCCAGACGGTCCCCGCTGACTGTCACCTGAATGCGGTATTTCATTTTCGACTCCTGCGGGGGACGACCCTGACTGGGGCCGCCCCCCGACCTCCCGTGGATCGGCCAGCTATTGGCGCGCGCCTTAGCGGCCTGCCTCGCTGCCGTTCCCGACGCCAGCGCTCGATTCGGCCGAACAGCTAACCGATGGGCGAATCCATCTTGCAGAACGTGCAAGACGCGGTCAAATGGAATTTGCATCGACCGCAACTCGCGCGCTATCCTGCGGCGATGCGCTTGAGCGAATATCTGGCCAAGAACGAAATGAACCCCGAGCAATTCGCGGCGAAGGTGGGCGTCCACCCGACCACGATCTATCGACTGCTCTCGGGCGCGACCATCCCCAAGCGCCAAAACCTTAAGAAAATCATGGCGGCGACCGAGGGCGAGGTCGATATCAGTGATCTGATGTTTGCTGTCTCCTCCCAGTCGAAACCCGATGCCAAGGAGGCAGTATGACCGAGCGACCGAACGGGCCAACCCAAGAGGAAACAGAGGAAGTCGTCCAAGCGATCGAGGGGTACATGGCGGACCTTCAGTCCGAGAAATCCCTCTATATGTCCCGGTGCAAGCCGATCCACGAGGCGATCAAGGACACCATCGAGGATGCGGTCAAAACCAAGGGGTTCGACAAAAAAGCGTTGAAGGTGGGCGTCAAGCAGCGCGAATTTCTCCGCAAAATGGAGAAGCTTGAAAACGAGCTGGACGAGGTCACCCAGCACGCGCTCGACCGGCTCCAGCTCCACCTCGGGACGTTCGTTGATTCGCCGCTCGGCAGGGCGGCCATGGATGCGGCAAGGGCTGGCACGGTGCGGCGCCCGCGTAAGAGGCGCGATCCCATCGAGGAGCTGGTGCGCGAGGACGAGCCGCCGGAAGACGCCGCCGCCGCCGAATAGCTGGCGGCCATGCCCAAAATCCTCGCCATCGATGCGGCGACGCAATGCGGCCTTGCTTCCGGCGAGGCCGGAGAAATTCCACGGCTCGGAACCGAACAGTTTGGGGATAGCGGGGACAACCAGCTGGAGGTTGGCGCCCGGTGCTTGAGATGGATCGCCCATCGGCTGACAGATGACCGTCCGGATGAAATTTGGATGGAGGAACCGTTGCCGTTTGGGGGGAAGGAAGGCCAATCGAGCGCGGCGTCCCGCCTCCGGCTTACCGGGCTCGTCATGGTCATCGGCTCAGCCGCGCGCCTCAAGGGCGTACCCGTACACATGGTCCGGATCACGACGGCCCGCAAAGGCTTCATCGGCCATGGCGGGCTCAAGCGCGAGATCGCCAAGAAGCGCTCGCGCGCCATGTGCCGGTTGCTCGGCTGGAACCCGATGAACGACGACGAGGCGGACGCGGGCTGCATCTTCTGGTTCGCCAGCCTCGCCCACGGCAAGGCGCCGCTGATCTCCAAGCTGATGCACAAGCAGTGCGTCGAGGTTGTTCCGTTCCGACGGCGGGTGGCCGCATGATCGACGCCGAATGGCACGCCATGCGCAAACGCTATGAGGCGTTTCTCGCCACCGATCTGGGCAAGCTCTATCGCGCTTACGATCACGCGACCATCGACTATTGGCGGCGCGACGGCGACGACAGCATCTCCCCAGCGCGGCTAAGGGAGCTTGACCAGATCTGCCGGGAGAAGACCAACGCCTTCGTCGCCAAGCTGATGGAACTGGCGAATGTCTGACGCGCCCGTCATCGACCACAGGGCCGAAGAGGAGGAGGCCAAGGACCGGAAGCGCGAGGCGATGCTTTGCTTCATCCGCGACGTGCTCATCGAGAGCGCCTGCGGCCTACGCACCGGCTTCGAGGCCAACAGCTTCCTCTACTGCCAGAGCAAAGAGGGCAAGGCCCAGCTGAAGCGCGTCGTCGCCATGGAGGCGGCGGCCGACGTGTTCACGCACATCGTCGGCCAATGGCAGAATGTCGATCAGAAGCACCCGCGCCAAGACTGGGTGAAGACGATCGCCAAGCAGGCGATGGCGACGTTCATCGAGGCGTTCCGATGACGATGCCCAAAGAGGTCTGGCAGTGGGAAAGCAGGCCACTGACGCGCAAGCAGGCTGAGCTATTCCAGCCACGCGGCGCGTCGCGCAAACCGTCCCAGGTCTACGACCGGGATGCGGTGAGGGAATATCTGAGCGGCAAGATCAGCCGCGAGGAGATGCTGAGACGAATAAGAAGTTGAACTTAGCGCCCAATTCGGAAGGCGGACCGAGCGAATGGCGCGTGCAAGTAGAGCCGAATGGGAGAACTGGATCGCGCTCGCTCGAACGCGGGACATCCATGACGTCGCCGTCGAGCATGGCGCGCACCTAAAGCGCGAGGGCCACGAATGGATCGGCCCCTGCCCGATCTGCGGCGGCCGAGACCGCTTCGCCGTCAATCAGCAAAAGCGGATCTTCAATTGTCGAGGCGCCGGCGAAGGCACCTATGGCGCGGGCGACAACATCAATCTCGTGATGCATGTCGTCGGCTGCGACTTCATCGAGGCGGTCGAGCGCATCACCGGCACGCCGCGCCCGGATCGGACCCGCGACGAGAACGCGGACGAGCGCAAGAAACGAGAGCTACGGCACGCCGCGCTGGCGACCGAATATGCCCGCCGGGAGGCAGAAGAGCGGGCCGCGCTGGAGGCCAAGGCGGCGGCGGACGAGGCCAAGGTCGCCGACGTCATCAAGCGCGCCAAGCCGCTCGACGGGACAACCCACGCGGACGCTTACATGCGCGAGACGCGCGGCCTGACCCCGCCGCGTTGGCTCACGGGCGATCTCCGGTTTGTGGCGTCCCTTGATTATTGGGGGGCGGGCGACAACGGCTCCAACGAGCCCGTTCTCCTCGCCAGCGTACCAGCTCTGATCGCCATAATCCGAGACGCGCTCGGCGACGTCATCGGCATCTCCCAGACCTATCTCGACCCCAACGAGCCCCGGAAATGGACGCCAACCGGGAGCCCGCGAAACAGCCCGAAGAAAATTCGCGGCAAGAAACACGGCGGCATGATCCGTCTCGGGCGTCCGGCCGAGACGATCGCGATAGCGGAGGGCTGGGAGAATGCGCTCGCTTGGTATCAGCTCGGGCTCGGCCCCGAAGAGGTGATGCTGGCCGCCGCAGTCGACCTGGGGAACCTCGCCGGCCGCGCGACCGGCCAAATCGCCCATAAGACGCTAGTCGATCCGGAAGGGCGGCCCAGGCGTATGCCCAACGGCAAGCCAGACCCGAAGGCTCCAGGCCTCATCCTGCCGCAGGGCATCCGCTCCGTGATCATCATCGCCGACACCGATTCCGAGAGCTACGCCACGGCAGGGCTTCTCGCGGTCGCGGTGCGCCGTTTCCAGGCGCAGGAACTCAACGTCGAGATCAGCTGGCCGCCGGCCGGCAAGGATTACAACCAAATTTTGCTGGAGGAGAGTCGATGAGCCCACTTGCACGAACTGCAAATGCCGGGGTAGGCTGATGACCGTCTACCCCGCCGTTCTGGAGCACCCGGTCGGGATCGAGTCGGGCACCGATTTCCTCAAGCGCATCGCCTTCATTTTTGAGGAGCCGGTCCGCAGCAAGTTTGGAGCTTTGTACTTGGACCAGCTCGACGATCCTGGCCCGGAGCACAATTGGCTGGTAGCTGGCTGGCTCGCCGCTAACGAGGTTTCCGTGGTCGCCGGGGCCTCGCGCTCGGGCAAGTCATTTCTCGCCCTCGAAACCGGGTTATGCGTCGCCGAGGCGCGCCCGCTCTTTGGCTTGAAGGTCAAGCATGGCGCGGTGGTCTATCAAGCGGGCGAGGGCGCGATAGGCGTCAAAAAGCGGTTGCGTGCTTGGCGCCAGCATCACGGCCGGATCTGGACCCGTGAGACGCCGTTCGTCTTGTTGCAGCGGCCGATCGATATCTATCACTCCACCGAAGACGTCGATTCGCTGATCGCCGAGATCTTAGCTCATGCCAAGGTTTTCGAGGACCCGCTCCGCCTCGTCGTCATCGATACGCTCGCGACCGCAACCCCAGGCGCCGATGAGAACTCGGGCCGGGACATGTCGACGGTTCTCGGGAATGTCGCGCGAATCAGCGACAAGTGCGGTTGTCACGTCATGCTCGTCCACCACCTCAACGCGGCGGGCGGCAAGCTGCGCGGCCACACATCGGTCTACGCGAATGTTGGCCAAGTGATCTTGGTCGAGCGCGACGAGGAAACCGGAATCAGGACGGTCAAGCTCGACAAACAGAAAGACGACGAAGACGGCAAGACGATGAAATTCGAGCTGATGCAGATCACGATCGGCGTCGATGAGGACGGCGAGAAAATCACGTCATGCGTCTGCCTGCCGGTCGGCGAGAAGGACGCCGTCAGGCGCGAGGAGGAGCTGAAGGGCTTCCGCCTCAACAAGACCCAAGAGGTGTTTATGCAGGCCTTCTTCGACTGCGAGCGCCGATATGGCACCCCGGTGCCCCGAGAGGTTTCCTTGCCTGTCTATGTGCGTTCTCTGGCCCCGTGGGAGGACGTCAAGCGGATCTATGGCGACATGAGCCCATCTGATGCGCTGACGCCGGACCAGCAGACCACCGCAGAGGCGGAGATCGCCGACAGGCGCTGGAGGGAAACCATGAAGAAACGGATTCAGCGGATGCGCGAGGACTTGGAGGCGCTGGGCGTCCTGGGCGTCGTGCGCCACGAGGGAAAGACCTCAGTGTACTGGACCGGCAAGCCGCTCCGCGCGTTTCCCGAAACACAACCCCGCCAGAAGCCCGAGAGTGAAGACTCGGAGCCCGTGGCTGACGTGGATTTTTGATATGGCGCGCAAGACAATCCCGGCCGCCGAAGAGGTGCAGTGGATGGGCCTGTGCCCGTGCGGCTGCGGCTCGTTCAAGGCCGTGCTGGTCGACGCGAACGACAAGTGCATCGCCACGTTTGGATGGGACCGCGAGGGCTGGGTGGCGTTCACGGCCGGCGTGATCCGGCAGATTGATGGAGAGTCGATGGATGGCACGATCTGCCCAAGCCACACGGCGCATTGATGGGTGAGAAGAAACGGCGCGGCGGCGGTCTGCACGAGCGGATCAACGCGCGCCTTCACGCGCCCGACCATCGTATGCCCCCGTCCGCCTGTCTTGAGTGCGGCAAGCTGCTCGACTGCGCCTCGGTCACCGACGGCGAGGATGTCGCGCCCCATCCCGGTGCGATCTCGATCTGCTTCTCTTGCGGCCACATCCAAGCTTTTGGCGACGATCTGAGGTTCCGGCCACTCACCGACGAGGAAATCTACGACATCGCCGGCCATCCAGAGATCGTCATGGCTGGAACCGTGCTCGCGCCCTGGCGCGAGCTATACGAGCAACGGGACGCGCTCACCGAGAAGGAAATCGAGGCGCGCTTGACCATCATCATCAAGGCGATGGCCAAAGCCGAGAGGAGCCGCTGATGATGGGTCCAGGCAGATACGACGACGAAGCCACGAAGGTCATGGAAGCCACCAAAGCCAACGGCGTGATCGTCATCGTGATCGGCGGCAACAAGGGCGAAGGCTTTGCCTGTCAGGCGACGCTGGAGGTCACACACGCCTTGCCTTCGATGCTGAGACATATCGCCGATCAAATCGAGGCCGACTTCAATACGGGAGATCACCATTGAACGACGAGACCCCGAAAGAGGCTCCTCATCCCTTCCCGCGATCGGTCGAGGCGTTCGAGGAGGTTCTCAAGCGCGCGCACGACGCTACGATCGCCGCCTTCGCTGTGCTGACCATCGACCCCGCCGGCATCGTTAAGTGGACTTGGCATTTTGGCGCCCGCCCGCAAACGGACCTGATCGGCGGCCTCGAATGTATGCGGTGGACGATTGTCACCAAAGCCATGCAGCCGGTCGAGCCGCCGCCGCCGATACCGGACCCGCCGACCAACGTGCGCCAATGAAAACGCCGCACGACGAGAAGTTGAAGGCGACGATTCACGAGTGCCAATGCTCGATTGACGAGATCGAGGCCTACATCAACGATTTGAGAAGTCGACATGGAACTGTGGAAGCTCAAGCGCCTGAGACAGTGCGAGCATTGCCCTTGGAGAAAGGCGACAAACCCCCACGACATCCCAAACGGCTACACCGAAGAGCGGCACCGTAACCTCAAGGAGACGATCGCGGCGGACCCCATGGCTTCGCTCGCCGCCTACCTCGAAGGGCGCGAGATGAAGATTATGGCGTGTCACGAAATGCAGGACACGCATTGCGTCGGGTGGCTCAACCATCAGCTCGGCCCCGGCAACAATGTGCAGCTGCGCCTGCACATGCGCGGCTGCACCAACGCCAAGGCTATTCGCCTGCGGGGTCCCCAGCACCTGACGTTTGAGGATACCTTGCCGCCCGACGCTTGAGCGTGTCAGCGAGCGCGGCCTTGGCCGTCATAAATGATCGGTAATAGCCAAGGACGCAGTAGCCCTCACTGAGGACGTAGGTCCAGCCAACGATAGACTTGAACTTTGTGATGCGCATGGGGGAATCGTTGGGCAAGCGATCGACTTTCGCGAGGGTCGAGAGAGATCTCTACCAGACGCCCGTGGAGGCCGTCAGGCCACTGCTGCGCTGGCTCAAGCCGCAAACCCCGTTCATCGAGCCATGCTGCGGCGAAGGGGCGCTGGCGGGCATCCTAGAGGCTTCTGGGCACCGTCTCGTTGGCAGCTTCGATCTGCCGACTGACGCGCGCTCTCACTCCTACAGCCCCTATTCGGTGCCTGGAGTGATCTTCATTACGAATCCCCCCTTCTGGGGGAGGCCCAAGGAGCTGCACCCGCTGATCGAAAACTTGTCGGATCAGGCGCCAACATGGCTCCTGATGTCGGCCGATTGGCTTTTCAACCAAACGTCCGGCCCCCTCGTCGCCAAGCGGCTGCGCCGGGTTGTCGCGATCGGCCGCGTCAAGTGGATCGAAGGATCGCCCCATGTCGGTAAGGACAATTGCGCGTGGATGCTGTTTTACAAGCACGGGCGCCGCGCCACATTCATCGGGCGATGATATGACTGGGGCATGGACTCGGCCGCAACGCTGGCTCACGACCTCTCGCCACGCGAGCGCGAATGCCTGCTGTGGGTTGCGCGCGGCAAGACCTATGCGGAAGCCGCGCTGATTATTGGAATGTCGTTCGGCTCGGTGAAAACCTACCTCGACAATGCGCGCTACAAATTGAATTGCGCCACCCTGGCCCAGGCGACAGCCAAGGCGGTCACCCTTGGCATTTTCACCGCTGACGATCTGGCAGGGCGCTAGCCCAGCTTGAGCGCCTTAGCGCGCTCGCGCACTTCCTTCGCAAAGATCCACCAGTTCTCGTCCTGCGGCAGGCTGGCGACATAGCTCAACTTGAATCTTTGATGATACTTACGCGCAAACTCATCGTCGCCTGTCGCATGCGCCAGGAGCGCGAGCGCGAGTTGAGCTGGGCCGCTTCCGCCGTAACCCCACTCGAAACCGTCAGGGGAGTGGTTGTCGAGGTCGAGGCGCAGGGGAAGTTCCCTCGTGTCAACCTCGACGTGAGTGGAGCCCTTCTCGTCGCGATAGCCGATGTAAAGATGGTTGCGCCGCCGCCAGCTCACGCGGGCCTCCTGTCATCGTCGGGGGTCAGCGGGCCGTGCGGCAGCGACCAGCGGTTCGACCACAACACTTTGCGCAACTTGTAGGGCAGCGCGTCCTTGTCGATGGCCGCAAGGCCGAGATTCACCGCCTCGCGCAAGACCTCGTACTCATTGTCTGTAAGGCGCACGCGCCAGCCCCGGCGCATCCGGGCGACTTCCATCACTGTTTCGACTCCTCAAGGTTGAGAACCACGCGCGTCCCGTCTTTGAAGTTGAGAACCCCATCCGAGAACATCGAGCGCAGGAGAATCCCCGCCGTCATGCGCTTGGTTCCATTATTGCCGTCGCTCGGGATCAGCTCCTCGGCATCGAGCGCCTTGAACAGCTCGACCATTTTCGCGAACGAAAACTTGCCGTCGTCGCCCATTGACGCCTCGCTGATGAAGCGGTCGAAGGCATCGCCCGAATGCTTGGGGTATTGGCGGCGCCTAATCCGGCTCACGGCAGATACTCCGCCGCCATCTGGCGCAGCACGCTGATGTGGTACGGGCGGGCGAAATGCTCATACGCCGCGCGGGCGAGCGTTTCGGCGTCGCCGCCTTTAGCGTGCTCTTTCATCCACGCGCGGACCGTCTCGGGCAAGGCGTCTTCCTGGGTCCAATCCGGCTCATCTGGCTTTTGCTTTGCCATGAAATCGGCGTTGAGCTGCTTGAACTCGGGATCAACCACGCCGCCGTCAGGCGCCTCGCCAGCGTGGACGATCACCTTGGTGACGCGCGCGGGATCGTTCTCGGTGACCCACGGGAAGTCAGCGCTGCGCGCCATGTCGAGCGCTTTGGCTTGCGCCTCGGCGAGCCCCTCGGACACGACCTCGACTGTCGCGGTCTGGAGCGGGTATCGGGTCAGATCGATGGTGTAGCGCTGCCTCATAGACGTCCTCGTTTCTTTCGCACAACTGGAGTTCGATCTACGCTGAGCGCATCAAATACCGCGCCGCTTATCAGCCCGATTATGTTCACAACCAGCAGCACCAAAACGATTTCTAAGATCGTCAATTCGCCCTCCCGCGATCGTCCATCAGGAGGTTGTCGAAGATGCCAGAGGAGATCCGGTCCTCGGGACCGTCCAGACGGCGCAGCTCGCGCGTGCGTCCCTGGAAGTCGCGCACAATCTCCCAATGACGGTAAATGTGCGTGCCATCGCGAGAGGCGGCCATGGCGATGACCGCCTCTTTGCGGTCAGCGCGCTCGCTCGGCGGCGGTCCCGTGTATTCCGGCCCCACCTCTGCGGCTGGCAGCACGCTGTACCAAGCCTCGGTCAGCAGGCTGTAGGCGGTCGCGCTTTGCTCGCGCATCAGCGCTCGCATGAGTTCGACCGTCATCTGCTTTTGGTCGCTGTTCGCCCACGGCGTGGCGATGACCTCAAGCTTGCCCTGCGAGTGGACGAGCCAGAGCGGCGTCAGCTCCTCGCGCGTGCCGATCAGGACGCGCCGCGCCTGATCCTCGGCGAGTTTGATCATGTGCTCTAGGTCCATCTCAGCCCTCCGATCCGCGCTCGTCCGCGTCATCGCCAAAGATCGCATTGCGCGCGGGATCGAACTCGACGCCGAGATCCATCGCGCGACGCTCCAGCGGACTGACCCGCGCGTACATATTAAACTTGGGCGGCGTTTCCTCCTGGGTCTCCCAATATTCGCGCAGCTCGGACAACGTGCGCTCGACGCCAATCAGGGCGTGCCCTAGCCCCTTCCAGTCGTCCTGCGTCAGGTGATGCACAGCGTTCACTGAAAACCCTGCCAAGGCCTTCGCGCGCGCGATGGCGTCGCTTTTCGTTATTGTCATCGTCTCGACTCTCCACCGGGCGGATTGCCCGCGACCGCGCCACGAAACGTCGAGGCGCGCGCGCTGGCAGTCACGCAGCGGATTTGATAATCGCTAGGAGATCAGCCGGAAGTTGGCGATGGTACTTGAGGACGATCTTGCGCCCCAGGGCGGCCTGCTTGGCGGTGAGCCGGGGGGACGTGGCCAGCGATTTGCCGACATGCGTATCCATGCGGTTGAACCCCATGTCATCCAAGCTGGCGGCGCCGTCGCAGATGCCAGCCAGCGCACGCAGAGCCGCGTGGACGGCCAGGACGGCCTCTGGGCTAATCTTCACCGCCTCCTCGGCTACTTGCGCCTGGGTGACCGCCCTAGTGGCCGGAGGCCCCGCCCTATCGGCCGGGGGAACGTCAACCGGCTCGACGTCTGGGAGCCGTTCCTTGTCGTCGAGGGCCGCGTCGAGGTTGCGCTGCTTCTCGACGAGGATCTCCGCCGCTCTCTGTTCGTAGCTCCCGTCAAGCACAAGATGCTGGATCAGCACTGACTGATCCTGCCCCCTCCTGTGCGCGCGGTCCTCGGCCTGCGTCATATTGCCGGGGACGACATCAAGCTCCCCGAAAACGACGAGGCTCGCCGCTGTCAGCGTGATGGCCACGCCGGCCGCTTTGATCGAGCCGATAAACAGCGTCTTGGCCGGGTTCGTCTGGAACGCATCCACCTCGGCCATGCGGTCCCGCTGCGCCGTCTCGCCGGTCACCATCACGGAGGCCGCGCCGAAATGCGCCTTGAGCGCGTTCGCCACGTCGTGGTGCCAAATCATCACGATCGTCTTGCCCTGATTCTCAATGCACTCTTCGAGGTGCGTGATCAGCTGGGGAATCTTGGCGACCGCGACCTCATGACGAACACGGCTGATCTCGGCGAAGTCCACCGCTGCGGCCTCACGCAGGGCCGCCACGGCGTTCCGATAGTCGGCTGGGTCCTCTGACGCCTTGGACAGCTCAACGGCCAGCCGTAGGGCTTCCAGGCGCTTCTCGGACGCTGCCTCGGCAGCGCTCTCCCGCGCCAGCGCTTTCTTGGCGGCGGCGCCCTCGGGGGCGATAACCACGATCTGGCGCCGCTTCGCCGGCAGTTCCTTGAGGACATCGCGCTTAAGGCGGCGAATCATGATCGACGCGCGAAGCTTCGCCTGTAGCTCATCGAGGTTCGACGCGCCGGACACGTCCCAGCCATAGGAGCCGTGATAGCCCGCGCAGTAGCGCGTCACGAAGCTCTTCCAATTGGCGCCCAGGCCTTTCTTGTCGAGCGCCTGGACGATCGGCCAAAGCTCGATGGGCCGATTGAGGAACGGCGTTCCGCTCAGAAACACCCGGCGCCGCGCCTTGAGCGGCTCGATCTCCCAGGCGCGCGCCTTCGCGTCCCACTTGCCGAAAACCAGCGAGGTGCGCTGCGCCTTCTTATTTTTCAGGTAGTGAAATTCATCCGAGACAAGCATGTCCCACTGGCGCGCACGCAACGCATCGTGATGCTTGCTCAACATTTCATAGTTGATGATCACGACATCTGTCGCCGGAAACGCGCCATTGGCCACGCCGACAGACATGTCGCGGACCAGCCATTTCTTGGCCTCGCGCTTCCAATTGAGCTTGGGCGTGGCTGGGCAAATGATCAGCACGCTCTTGATGCTCTGATCGGCGTTGATGATGCCCAGAGCCTCGATCGTTTTGCCGAGTCCCATTTCGTCGCCGATCAGAACGCTCGGGCGATTCATCGCGTAAGCGACCGCCGCGCGCTGGTACGCGTCAAACTTGCAGCCCTCGGGGGCTGGGATATCAACGTCTGCATCGGCCGCGCGGGAGGCCTCGATCGCCGCTGCATCGCGATCGTGCTTGGCTTGGCGTTGCGCGGTGAGGTTCGCAGCTAGCTCGCCGGGGTCCTTCCCTAGCTGGGCCGCGATTGACGCGTCCCCAGTCCACCAATATTTGTTGACGGGATCGAACCGGAAACCGGCGGCCTTAACGAGGTCTTTCGTCGCGTAGTCAAAGGGAAACCGGGCGATGAATTTGCCGCCCTCTTGCGTGACTGTGATGCTCATGAACTCGACTCCAGAAAGGGAAAACCGGGCGGTAGGCGCCGCCCGGTCTGATATGGCACTAAACGCAAAAACCGTCAACCTTGCGACAGTTTTTTCTGCGCCTCATCCTCAATATATCCCCTCGCATAGGCCTTGCGCGCGTAACTCAGGGCGCAGCGCAGCGTGCAGAACGGCTCATAGCCGCCCAGCCAGGACTTGCCGTCCCAAACCTCGATGTGGCGGATTGATGCGCCATCGGCGCGCTTGCGCACCGCGTCGCTTCTGACGATGCGTAGGTTGCCCTCATAAACAGCCTCCGCCGCCCCCTGGACCCAACATAGGGTCACAGTGTGAGTGTGCCGCTGGCCATAACGCTCGCCGCAATGGCCGCAAACCGGGCGAGTCATCGGATCGATCCCGCCGGGAACTTGAACCGCACCAGCCAGGACGGGCCGCGCGAGTTGCGCAAGTACGCAAGCGGCTGGATGTGCCGATCGGCGACGCCCATATACTCGTGACGCTCCCACGCGGTCCCCAGAGCGGCCCGCCAGCGGCGTCCGTACACCTTGCGCCACGCCACCATCGCTTCTAGCTCGACGTCGGTCAGCGGGCGCGTGATGCGCCCCGCCTTGTAGCCGGCCATGTCATCCCAGCGCACGCGGTACGTCAGGCGCGAGGGCGTTCCTTCGTCGCTCATGACAGCGCCTCGTTGCTGACCCAGCTATCGCGCGGCGCCGCCCACTTGGGGTTGCCATGCTGCTCGACAATGCGCTCGATCTTGCGCTGATTCAGCTCCTCATATTCGGTCTTCGCGATCTCGACCGCCGGATTCGGATAGACGCTCGGGCTGGCGGGTTTCATGCTGAACCCGTAGCTCGTCACGCGGTGCGCGTCGCACTGTATCCACGCGCTGAGATAGACGCGGCTCTCGCTCCCGCGAAACACCGTGAAGCGACCGTTCGTCGCCTTGAAATAGCGGAGCGGCATCAGATCAACTCCGCATCGGGCGAGCCGCAGGCGGTCCGCGCCTCTTCCAGCGTGGGGTAAATCTCGCCCAGCTGGGGGACATTTCGGCGCAAAAAGCGGATCGGCTGGAAGCCGTAGGTCTGCGGCACCATCGAGCGCGCAGCCACAGAACCGGGCTGCACATCCCGCACTTGCTGGATGTACCAAACATTCAATTTCATGGTTTCGACTCCTTGTCGGGCAAGAGCGCCCGCGAGGCGGCGACGATCGCTCGACGCCGTCCCGCTCGCGTTCTCAGGCTGCTAGAAGCGCAGGCGCGCCCGTGGACGCCTCTTCGTCCGCGTCCGCCTCCTCGGCCGCCGCCGCGCCTCGGAGCCAGTCTACAGCCTTGCTGGCCGCGCTGGCGGCGGTGATGATCGCCGTTTCCCGCTCCTCAAGCAGCGAAACCCAAGTCTCGATGTAGGAAGCAGGAGCCTCGCCCATATCGATCCCCCACTCCGCACAGACGAACGCGCTGGTTAGCTCCGCGATCAATTCCTCGGCCGCATAGGTCCGGTCGCCAAACTTGGCCCCAAAGGTCCGGTTGAGGCGCGAGGGATGTCCACTGGCGTGGCCCATCTCATGGAACATGGTCGCGTAGTAGGGATGGGCGCCCTTGAACTGCGCGAAAGGCGGCATCTCGATGCGGTCGAGCAACGGCGAATATTGCGCCTTGCTGCCCTGCTCAACGAACCGAATCTCGGTCGCCGCAACGAAGGCGTCGAGGTCACCATCGCGCCCGTCCGGATTGACCGGCGCATGCTGGCGCGGCGCGCCAATGCCCAGGACTGAGTCCGGCAGCCCGTCGCACTGCGCGACGTTGAAAACCGGGTACGCCTTGAGGAAACCAATGCTCTTGTGCTTGTCGGGGTCCTGCCGATCGCGCACGACCATTTTCTTGACGAAGATCACGGTGAGGCTCTTCTCGCCCGCGCGAACGGTTCCGCCGGCCGCCTTCGCTTGCTTGAACGTGAGCCAGCGCGGACCCCAGCCGTTCGCCTCGGCATGCGACCAGAGCAGGATGACGTTGGCGCCGCTGTAGGCGTGTCCGGTGACCGCGTTGCGCGGCATCACGCTTCCGTGAGCCTGGACGCGCTCGGACCATGGCTTGCGCCACGGCGCAACGCCGGTCTTGAGCATGGCGAGGATTTTGTCGGTGATTTCGCGGTGCATGTCGCGCATTGGGTTCGACTCCAAAAAGTTAGGGGCGGGTTAGGCGCCCGCCCCTCTCATATAGCAGCGTCTGCAAAAGATGTCACCATCACGACGCTTTTTATTTTCAGATGCGCCCGCTCGCCATCATGAACAGCGCGAAAGCAAGCGACAGGCCGGTGCAAAGTTCAGCCACGGCGCACCTCCGTTAGCCGGATGGCGACCGTCCCGCCGCGCACGACGCCCTGCCCCGCCTCGCAGCGGTAGACGCCAATTGCAGCCTGGAACGCGCACGGCGCGCACTGCATCAGGAACGAGGATTCGGCCTCGTCGCCATAGCGGCGGCGCGCGGCAAGGTTGGCGACATGGCGCGCAACCGTGAACGCATCGCCCTCAATCGCCACGGTGCAGAATCGGTCGCTCTCGCTCGGGTCAGCGGCGAGGTGGACGACATCGGCGGTGAAGCGGGTCATTTAGCCCACCTCCCCGGCGACGACGATTCCAAGCTCGGCGAGCGACGTCTCGACCTGTAGCCGGCAGGCCGCCCGCTCGGCCGACTTGCGCGCGGTGAACGTCTTACCCTCGCGCATCTCGATCTCGCGCCCGTCGCGCAGGAAGAGCGCATAGCGGCGCTCGCCTTTCGAGGGATAGCGCGGGTTCAGGTCCGCGTAGACCTTGAGGCGGCACGTCACGAGCGCACCGCCCGCTCGATGTTGCCCCACGGGGCTTGGGCGTAATCAACGCCCGCGTGCGGCAGGCGCGCCTCAAGGTGACCGATCACCCGGCGCGCCTCGGAGGCCTCCCAGGCGTCATGCTCGCAGGCTTGGTAGGCGTAGCAATCGACGATCTTGCCGGCGGCGCCAGCGGCCAGCGTCAGCGGCTCGAAGCGATAGGCCTCGACGTCCGCCAGATAGCGCGCATGCTCTTCTGCGTGGCGCTTGGGCATGGCGTAGCGGTAGGCTACGCTCTTGACGTTCTCGCCCCAAAGCAGGCGGCCCAGGAGGTTCGCCGGCCGGGTTGAGACGCCCAACTCCAGGGCGATGGTGACAATGGCGTCAATATCGCGTTTAGAGACAACAAAAGCAGACATGTTTCGACTCCTCAGATTGGCTGACGCTTAGGCTCATCAGCTGGCGCATCACGCCAGGACGCGAGAGGTCGAGCCCCTCGTGTTTCGCCTTATTGCTCGACGCTGAACTGCCCCACCTTGTTGCCGTTGGCGTCCACCAGCGCTCCAACCGTCTCGGTTTCGCCGCTGAACGCCAGCCGGTCGGTCACGGTGCGGAGGAGGCGCTCTATCTCGCCCAGGCAATCGTCCTCGAAAGCGGCGTTGTCGCAGGTAATCTCAATGCGCAATTTCATGGTTCAAGCCCTCCCGCGCAGGAGGGCATGAATCCGGCGAGCCTCGGCGTTCGACACGCGAGACGAACGGCGCGCGCTGGCGATAGCCTTGTCGATCGCAATCTCTTGCTCGCGACGGGCGATGAAACGCTCGGCCGCATTGGACCCAGCGAAACCAGCGACCATCACGCCGCGATCAAAAACAAGCCAATCGTGCTCGGCGTGCTCGCTCCACTCGTTAAACTTCATCTCAAAACGGGACATGATCTCGACTCCTTTTTCGGGCGCCGTAGGCCAGCGCCTGTCCTCCAAATAGTGGGTTGGGATACACGCTGTCAAGCTTTTTCGGTCGCCATCGTGACGATATTTTGCGGCCGCTCTCGACTCCTTATTACATTGTCCCGCTCGACGTCCACGCAACCCCTAGCAATCCCTCGCATCACGCTTGCGCCATGTCCCAGGATGTCCCAAACGTGTCCCGCCGCCTCGGACACGCTTAAATAGGCGGGACTGAGGCGGGACAAGCCAGGGACAAACGCCTCAAACCCACCAAACACGATAGGCCTTTAATCGCGCTCAGAAGCCCGTTGAATGGGGTCTATTTTTTTGCATGATCTGCTATGGGCGTTTTTTGCCCCCATCAGGCGAGCCCCGCAATAGCCCTAGCGTCAATGTCTATTAGATCGGTAGGTGAAAATTACGCGCCTAGTCGACTTTCCGATCTCGAGGCGTTTTTCAGAAATTCTGCCAATCACTCAATGCCCTCAACGACATACCAATTCTTCTCGCCCTCCGGGCACTCCTCCCGCATCAGCGCCAAACAACGCCGGATCGAGGCCTCGCCCGTCCCAAAGGATTCCGTCGTCGCCCCGCATCGCGAGCACGCCAGGATCACGCTCGGCACCAAACCATGGTCGCCCTCAAGCTCGGTTTCCTCCACCTCGCAGACGACGCGAGCCATGGCTCACTCGTCGCCCTCTGGCGGCTTGATCACCTCGCGCCCCATGAGGCGGAAACTGATCACAAGGCGGACAAGCTCGGCCGCGAGCTTGGTCTCTTCGTTCGCCTGCGCTTTGTCGATTGCAGCGAGTTCAGCGCTCGTCGATGCCTTCGCTCGGCGCGCAATGACCCGCGTCTCAAGCTCGTCAAGCTTCGCCATATGCCATTCGTCCAGCAACGCCTCGTTGGACATGGCGAACAATTGTTTGACGGTTGGCCGTGGGCGCATCGCACGCTTCTCGGCTCGGTCCTCCTCGGTCTCCTCATAGGTCATGGTTTGCCCCGCTCGATCACCGCGTCACGCGCGGCATACAGGCGTTCGCGGTGAACCGAGACCCGTGCTCGACGCTTGCCCTTGCACAGTCGCCCAGGGCCGGCGCCGCATCGCGGACAAGGCATCAAGAGCGCTGCATTGCGCGTCCAGCCGGCTGCGATTGTCGCCTTGGGTTTCGGCTCGTTTCGCATCAAACGCCAGTCTGCGGCCTTTCTCTGGCCCTTGTCGAGCCCTTTTTGCACCAAACGCCAGCCAACCAAATCAGCCGCTTAGACATTTATTTTTGAACCCGTCGCCATCACGACGCAAAGTCGCCTTGTCCCCTTGACACGCCAAATACATTCCCCCCCTAAAACCCTCCATCCCCTCGATCACGGTCCGTGAATTAGTGGCACAAGGGACGGAGCGCGCGGCATTCTTCGCCGCGCTCTTAGCGAGGTCCCGAAGTGCCCAGGCCCCAGGCGTTCAAACATTAGCGCTCCGCTGCAATCCTGGTTGTTCATTAGGTGGGGTTTTGCCCTCTTTCTGTCCCGCCTTTGTCCCGCAGAGGGACAAGAAAAGGGCGCTTCGCGTCCCGTTGGGCAGACCCTTTTCTCGTCCCTCCGCTAACGCCCGCAAAGCTCCTCCAAAAGGCAGCGGCCAGTGATCAGCCGCTCGTTTCATTCCCCGCTGGTTCCCTCTCCGGAAGCGAAGATTGATTGTCGGCGCGCGGTGCGCTGGCGTCCCGCTTTGCGGCGGTTCGCGGCGGTCAGCGGCGGTTCTGCGGCGGTCGAGCGGTGAGCGCCGCATGTCGAGCGGCTCGTCCTCGCAAAGCCCAGCGTTTGCAGGCGTCTCCGAGGATCGCTGTGCTTGTATCTCCGGATTGTGAGACACGCGTCAAATGCATGCCTAAACGTGAGCAATATCAGGCACATAGCCTGTTGACGCGTCACATGAGGCCAGTGCCTATTCAGTGCCGTCGCTGTGCCAATAGAGTGCCGATATAGTGCCAGGAGGGTGGGGGGGGGGAGCGCCCCTTCGCTTCA